GATAACACCGGGTGAACCATCGGGGCAGGGGTAAGACACCTCTGCCCCTGATTTTATAGGAGGAAAACATTATGGCTTGCAAAACAAGCTGCAAACTCTGCCCGCACCTCGTCATCTCGAATGCGGTCACGTTCGCCAATGATACTCTGACCATCAACATCCCTTCTGGCGCATACCAGAACGGAGAGAAGTATTGCATCGTGGTTGCCCAGAGCATACCGGACACGACCACCATCAACGCCCCTGTGGTTATTACCATCGGTGCAGGTACGACCGCATACCCTCTGACCGACTGCAACTGCGCTCAGGCAACCGCTGAGAGCATCCACACTCGCACCCGCTACGCTACCCGCGTTGCAACGTCTGCAACCGGCACCGGCACGTTCAAATATCTTGGCTGCTTCTGCCGCTCACACGCTGGCGCACCCGCGTCCATTTCTTAAGGAGGTATAGATTATGGGCAAGACTAATTTTCGCCGCATGATGATGCTCCGTGAACACGACAAAAATCGTGAGCCGGAGCGTGACCGCCTTGAGGAAGAGCGTAACCGCAGGGAGCGCGAACTGGAACGCCGTCTGCGCAAGCTGGAAGGTGGCAACGACCGCTACCCCTATTATCCGCAGGAGGAAAACCGCTACATCGACCCCTACCCTATCCCCCGCTACCCTGACGTAGAGAATGGGCGCAGAATGCCGCAAATCGGCTTCTCGCAGAACGGCGACTGGGACAAGCGGTCTGGGCAGTATGAACGTGGCGGTGCGGACGGTCGCTCCATCAAGATGCCACGTCAGCACCTCACCCATGATGAAGCTGAGGAATGGTGCGACAGCATGGTCAACGCTGACGGCACAAAGGGCTGTCACTGGACGCTGGAACAGACGCAGGACGTTGCGAAACAGCGCAACATCAACTGTGACCCGAACGATTTCTGGGCTGTCATGAACATGATGTACTCGGATTATTGTCAGGTCGCAAAGCGTCAGTCCGTTGACACTCCGGGCTTCTACGCTGACATGGCAAAGGCGTTCCTCGAAGACGCAGATGCCGCAGATGGCAAGGCATATCTCTACTGGGATTGCATTGCTGATAAGTAAAGCAGAACCCCTGTGCGGTCATTACGACTACACAGGGGTTTACTATTGAAAAAGCTAGGTGGGGTGACGATTCCCACATCTCCTAACGATGGGCGATAGCTGCCTGTTCTATCCTCTAGCGTTTTCCTTATTCCCAAAGTACAGATTTTGCTTTTATATCAAATAATTCTTGCGGATGGAATACAAGACTCTTGTCGAGTTCCACAACGCCAACGATGGAGAATTTGCCGGGAACTTCTCGTTCGATTTTCGCTTTTGCTTCTTCTTTGCTGTTTGCAAATAACACGAACGGAGCTTGAAAGTGTCTGCATTTTTTGTCATCATCGTACTGGATTTTGACCCAATAGAAATTTTCCATATATTGCCCCTTTGTTATTTCAATATTTTACAGGCGGTTCAGGCAATGGCATCCAATATGTAACATTGTGCGGTTTTCCGCTTTTATCTCGCCACTCGCCAAAATCCTGCTCGTATCCAACAATCTCAACGTCAAACTCGTCTTGGCTAAATCCGATAACGTATGGATTATATTCGTCTGGCATCTCGTTCTTTACGTTTATCCACTGTCCAATTTTAGGGGCGTTTGAAATATCATACGAACAATATCCAATGCATTGTACCGCTCCTAACTCATCAATAAGGCTCCTACTTCCGATTTTCGTAATGTAAACATCGCGAACTCTCTGCCACCCACTCTTGTAATCGGAATATTCGTCTTGTGAAATTACGATATTTTCTGGGTTCAATTCTTTTCTCCCACAGGTTAGGTTCCATTCATTTGCAATTCTCTGCTTCATTTCGTATTCATTGGCAAACACTCTTGTTTCCTTTAGAGCGTTTTTTAAAGAACCACGATGAGGTCTATAAGCAATCATAGGCCAACCCTCCATACAACTTGGCGTTTATCTTTTAATCAATTCCTTGATATACAGCGTTTCAAATTTTGTTAGATGGGGATACTCGCTTCGAGCCATCTTTTCTGCATGTTCTTCAACACTCAAAATACTTTCAAAATCATCGTTTACGTTGACAGTATAACACATACATTCATGGTCGTGCTTACTGTTCCAACCTTCAAAAAGAACAACAAACTTTTTCATTTCTTCAATCCTCCAAGAAATCCTCCAATTCAATCTTCCCCTCTGCCGCTGCAACCGCCAGAGCGTACACGAACTGTCCGATCGTCATTCCGTGCCGCCGCGCTTCACGGTTGATGTATTTGCGCTCTTCCTCGCTCATAAGGATGGTAATGCGCTTTGAACGCTTTCCATCGCCACTTGCAACGCCCTGATGCGATTCCGGCATCGGTATTTTTTTCTTTGTCAAGCCAGCTTCGGCTAGTGCGCCGGGAACATCGCCCTGTTCGATAAGACGTTGAACTTCTTTCGCTTGTTTCAGCTTCTTCGGCTTGCTTTCGCTTACTACGGCTTTGTTTGGCTGTGTTTCGCTGTCTTTGGCTTGCTTCGGCTTAATACTGCTTAACTGTGCTTCATTAGGCTGTGCATGGCTGCCTGTGGCTTCACTAGGCTTAACTTGTACTTGTTCGGCTTCGTTCGGCTTTGCTTGGCTTACTTCTTCTTCCTTTGGCTCACTTCGGCTTAATGGCTGTTCCGAAAAAACAGGCTGAAAATCAAACCCGCCCAACAAGCCGGATGTTTTTTTGCTGGTCGATTTCATCAGCCTTCACCTCCGACAAGATATTGCGCCAACGCCTTAAAATCCTCTGCGCTGGTGCTCTTTGCCGTGTCACCGCTAAACAGGCTGTGACGTTCTGCCTGCGCCTTACGAACGCCCATAGACGGTCTAATCTTCACGTCCAGCAGGCTTGTGCCCATGCTCTGTGCAATCACGGGGAGCTGTTCCACAACCTCTTTGGACAGGTTCTCACGGCTCTTGTACTGATTCAGAAGCAAACCTTCAATCTTCAAAGTCGGATTGAAGTATCTGCGGACATCGCCGATAGTCTGCGAAAGCTGGCTCAAGCCAGCAAGTGCGTATCGGTCTGCTGTGATGGGTACGATGATGCTGTTGGCGGCGATCAGCGCGTTCACAAGCGCAAGACCAAGCTGCGGGGGAGTGTCCAGTACAATATAATCATACTGTTCAGACACGCTTTCAAGGGCTTCTCGCAGTCGGAAGTTCTTGCCCATGTCCCGGACAAGCTGCTCGTCAATGTCCTTCAACGCGCTGTCGGACGGAAGGATGTCACCAGCTTCACAGTGCTGGATTCCTTCCTCTACTGTGCCTTGCCGGGTCATCACATCAAACAGGGTGCATACGTCCTCTGTCTGTGCGCCGTAGGTGTCCGTTGCGTTGCACTGGGCATCGCAGTCCACCAGCAGGACTTTCTTTCCAAGCAGCTGCAACGCACCAGCCAGACAGGTGCTTGTTGTGGTCTTTCCTGTGCCGCCCTTCTGGTTGGCGACAGCTATAATTTTTGCCATTTTATCACTCTTTCTTTATTTGCTGTTAAGCGCTTCAATGAAATAGAACGCTGGCATATACTTGTCTACGACACCTGCTTTGTCTACGCTTCTAATCAAATAGCCAACAGGTCTGTCGGGGAATGGCGTTCTGCTTAAAGACAAGATGTCCTTATACGCTGCCTTCACCGTGTCGTAAACCGCTTCTCTGCGTCTCGGCAGCTTGATTTCTGGATGCTCTTTCTTCATCCATTTCTCAACTACCTTCGCTACGTCAATGCAGTCCTGCTTTTCCAGTTCGTCACACATAGACCAGTCAAAATCATCGTATCCGCTTCTGCGGGGCTTTTTGGCGGCTTTTTGAGGTTCGGTTGATACTTCGCTCGCCTGTGCTTCAATCAGCATCTCAGACGCTTTAATTTTGGGCTTAAACTTGACTGCCACAGCCTTTCGCGCTACAAGGACGGGTTCGTAGGTCACGACAATGTCAGACACGGCATTGATTTCGTCCACAGCAACGTCAAGCACTCGCTTGCGAAGGTTCTTGTAAACGTCATAGCTGGCTTCCATTGCCCCGAGCTGCTCTCTCAACTTCTTCAGACTGATTTCATGCGGTTTGCTGTCCATATTCAGCCAGTCCCGAAGAATTGAGTAAAGCAAGATGCTGTACTGTGACTTCATTCGTGACGTGTAACGTAGCCGATACCGAACATATCCGCTTTCAGCAATGTCAAAGAAGATAGAGCGCAGGTCAGGGTTGCAGGTGATTGCTACGACATAAGACCTTGTTTCTGGCACATAGTCCAGTTTCGCCCTTGTGAATAGGACAAAACTTTCAAATGTTCCTTTCTCCTTGTCAATAGGAATCGAAACCGTATTGCCTAAAAAGTGCTTAATCTGCGGCTCAATCCTTCGTGCATCAAGGCTTTTCAAACCAAGCAGATCTCTATATTCTGCAAGAGTGAACTCCACACGGCTACTGTTTGGGTCTCTCGGATTTATTCTTGATAGGTAAACCTCCAACAACCGAAGTTCTCCTGCGGTGTAGTCCCTGAACTTTGCCCAAACAAGGGACTTGCTTTTCTCGACAAGGTTATTGTCTGACATTTTTGGCATCTGCTCACTTCCTTTAATGGTCTGAAAACAGTATATCACAAATAGGGGGACGTGTCAACAGCTTTTGTCCCCCATGACTTGTCTTTTTGTCCCCCGTGTCCTCGTCATTTCGTCCCCCATGACTTGTCAAAACGTCCCCCATGCTTTGTCATTTCGTCCCCCATCTACATATTATATATTAAACAAGAAATAAACAGGAGGTTAAATATCATCGTTAAATAGCCGATGACGATAATTTTCAACAATTTCTTTATTTTTCCATTCCAGTTTGTTGATAACTGAACTCTGCATTTGCTAAATAAGACTGTATCCGAAGAGAAGCTGTGCATCGTTAGTCACATTAAACGTGGACGGATTGCGGATAGGTGTACAAAAAGTGGATGGAAAGGTATACCTAATCTGCACGATGGGGGACGGATTGACGAGCTACCCAATCAGAAGCAACAGATTAACGATAATTCGTTATTTATTCCACGCAAATACTGTCGATTCGTAGCCTATGGGGGACGGAATGACAAGGTAAAGGTATACCTAATCTGCATGAAACGTGTACAAAAAGTGGATGAACGTGGACAAAATGTTCTTCAAAAACTACGATAATTCGACAATCAGCGCAAAATGTTTTCTTCGTTGATGGTATAAGAATCGTTTCGTTTCATGGCAGCAGCTTCTCCACAGTCCTGTGCCTGATATAAAATCTGCATATTGGGTTGTGTTCCGTCTGGGTCTGGGTCGGTTTTGGTGGCCTGTGCCATTTCATAATGACCTGTGACGGTGCGGCAGACGGACACACGATCACGCAAAGTCGTGTGAAGGTTGGCTACCATTTCGCACAGAACGGCAAGGTAATCTGAGCCGTGATTGCCATAGATTAGATAGCACAGCAGGTCAATTTCTTGCGGATGAGCGTCTTTGATATGTTCTATCAGCGTATCTCTCTTTCTCTCGGTGCTGGCATTGCCAGCCAGACTCTCCAATAATCCGGGATGCAAACAGGTGTCTATGTACGGCTTGACCGCAACACCGCAACACACAAACCACTTTATGATAGTAGAAGCATCTGGGGTCATTGTCCCTTGCTCATAACGAAAAATGGATGTCCGACCTACACCCATTTTGTCCGCAAGCTTCTGTTGGCTAAGCCCGGATTCTGCTCTTGCCATCTCTAACGCTTTTGCCACTCGTATTCTATAATCATCCATAAATACCCTTCTTTCGACAAAATGATACAAAAGAAAAGAAATTTAACTGATATATTGTTCAAAATGCGAAACAATAATTGAAAAAAGTCGCTGTTCCATTGAAACAGCGAGATGTGGTATAACTGTATTGTCAAAAAATTCCAAAAAAGAAGGGAACAAAAATGAGAGAAGCTGCAATCTGGAACTATGAACGTATGCCAATCATTGACGGAATGCCCGCCAGCGTTACCGATGGGCAGCCACACACACCTGAACCATGGGAGGAAAGCTAATGAACCGAACTGTAGATGCTCTGATTGTCCCATACGCCCGCAGACGGACGCTGGAGCTTGTCCTGAGCCTTTCTGGGTACGAAGCTGATAAAGATGCTTACCTCGAAGCGAAAGGCATCCTGGAACGTGCCGTAGCCGCCTTAGACGATGGACGCGACCCGGCAGATAACATCGAACGCATTGACGGACAGCTTGTGGAACTGTGAAAGGAGAAGAAGATGGACTTTACGAACGGATTCTATAAAACCGAAAACCCTGTTGTTCTTGAAGAAGTGAAAACCTTCCTTCAGTCAATGGAACGGCGTGGAGCAACCGTAAAAGACTTGGACGATGCCATTGTGCAGCTAAACAATGTTTCGCACAGCATCAGCACAAACGCTCTCGTCAAAGCAGATGTGCTGGACGATTTACCGAATAACCCCTTTCGTTCCATGCTCAACGGAATGTTACAAAGCAAAGGGTAACTTAAACTTAATGTGGCTCTTAATCATTGTCATTGCAATTTTTGGCTTCCCTGATACAAAGTAATGAATGCGCAGAAAACGTTTGATTTTTGCGAAGTTGTTCAAATTGTATTGACTACACAACCAAAAGATGTATAATCATATCAAATGAACATTCGTATTTACTGGTCGGGAGGATATGCTGCAATGAGCGAACAAGAAAGAGCGAAAATTGACCGATTTATTGCATGGCTGCGGGAACATCCTGAAAAGATTCCAGCAGCGGAACAAGCACTAGACCTAGAGTAACAGAGAATCCCTTGCGCAGAGCTATACCAGCCCGGCACAAGGGATTCTTTTTATTTTACCGGGTCAGAACCACTTCTTTTTTCGGTTTCTACGGTAACGATATTTTCTGCTATTGCCATATAGCACACGGTCATTGCCTTTTAACAATGCCTGCATAAACCAAAAGCAAAAGGCACAGCCGCACAACAAGTAATACACGGGCTTGCCTCACATCTTCTCGATCAGGTTCATCAGCGCTTCGCGTTGCGCTGTCGGCATAGATTCAAGCTTTTTTCTAATCCGCTCCACTGCTGCATCAACTTCGCTTTGCGGCTGCTTGGACGGATTTTCTTTTTGTTCGCCAGTGAGCAGGTAGTCCACAGTAACAGCAAAGTATTGTGCTAACCTTGAAGCGTTATCGGAAGACGGCTTTGGGTCTTCGCCTTGTTCATACTTCTTTTTCCAGTAAGACCAAGACGATTTCGGCAGTCCAGCATCAATAACGGCTTTTGTCGGTGCAACATTCTTTGAATCGCATAATGCGAGGAAGTTGTCAAAAAACATATACTCAACCTTCTGTTCTTGTGCAAATTGCCGAAGTTCAACAAATTGAGCATAAGCCCTTGTAATGTTCAAAGAATTGTGCTTTAATAGTGCTATCAGGTTCAAGAAATTGAGCACAATTCCAATCGAATACAAGAGCAATGATTAAATGTTTGAACTTTGTTGACAACATTATATTATCACACTTTTAGTCTTTGTTCAAGTATTTGTACAAAGAAAGGGGAGAGAAAATTTGCGTCCAGAGTGGACGGGGGATGTTATTGGAAAACTTCATGTTCATGGGCTGTCTATTAAAGAACTTGCTGAGAGCATGGGGTACTCGCATGAATACCTAAGCGTCATCCTCAACGGCAAACGAGAACCTACTGGTATCAAAGAAAAGGTTGAAGATGCGGTAAACAAATTGATTGAGCAGAGAAAGGAAAGTGAAAATGGCAAACATTCAAGTTTTTGAATATCAGAACAACAAGGTTCGCACAGTTGATGTGGAAGGCGAAGCATGGTTTGTTCTGAAAGACGTGTGCGAAATTCTGCGCATGGATACTACCCAGCTTAAAAAGGTCGCCGACCGACTGGATGAAGATGAAAAGGGTCGTACCCTGATTACGACCCCCGGTGGAATGCAGGAAACATGGATTGTCAACGAAAGCGGTTTGTATCACGTCATCCTACGCAGCGACAAGCCAGAAGCGGCACCGTTCCGCAGATGGGTCACAAACGATGTGCTTCCTGAAATCCGTAAGACCGGAAGCTACAACGCACCGCAGCTTACCCGCTCACAGCTCCTTGCAACTGCGCTGATCGCAGCGCACGAAGAGCTGGAAGAGAAGGACAAACGGATTGCAGAGCTGACACCGGATGCAGAGTTTGCCAGGGCCGTGTGTATTGCAGACAACTGCCGGACAGCCACCAGCATCGCAAAGGACTACGGTTTGACTGCTGAAAAGCTGAACAAGCTGCTTTACAGCCAGCGAGTCCAGTACAAAGACAGCGATGGTCAGTGGGTGCTGTACAAACCCTATCAGGGTAAGGGCTACACCAAGAACCGCAAGGGCAAGGCCATTCAGCGCTCTAACGGCAAGACTTACATTCCAAATACAACGGTCTGGACGGTCGAGGGTGAAAAGCTCATCCATGAGCAACTCAAGAAGCTTGGCATCACGCCGAGAATCGAGATCAGGGCTGTTGCAGAACAGCAAGATTTCGGAGGATGGGAGGACTGAACATGGAGAAGATTATCACCTTGAAGGTAGACCTTGAATACCCAGAAGAAGCCAAGTTTGCCATTGACGCTGCGGCCAAGACCTACTCGGATTTCAAGCGTGAACAGGCGACAAGACGTTTTGTAGAAAATGGTTGTACGCCGGAAGATGCAAAGAAAATCGCAAAGTTTATCCAGTTTCTTGACCAGTGTTTTTCTGAACACAATGAAAGAGCCTTAAGAAAGGCAAGTGAAGTGGATGGAAATTAAATACTGTGAGCGCTGCGGTGTCTTTCTTGGCCTTGTAAATCCGTGCAAGAAATACTGTGAAGAATGTAAAATCATTGTTCGCAGAGAACGGCAGGCTCTTATAAAGAAAGGAATCAAGGCTAAGCCGGAACCGGCTTTATGCGCTTGGTGCAAGAAGCCAATGGTTCGGAAGGTCTGGTCTCAGAAGTATCACCCTGAATGTGCAGCAGATGCAAACAAGGCTTTGACCAAAAAGTACAAAGCCAAAAAGCAAAAAGAGCTGAATGAGCTAAAAGCATCTGGTGAGTTCAAAATTACTTGGGATGTGCAGGAGCCAGAACGTGCGAGACCTCAAAAGCACGAGCCTCCAAAGTATACCGTGCGACAGATGAACGATGCCGCAAAACGATACGGCATGAGCTACGGCCATTACAGTACTTTACTTGCACAGGGAAAGGTGAAGGCCCCTGATGAACGGTAAGTACTACGGCAAGCGGGAAATCCGCTGGCACAGCCGGGAGAAAGACCGGCTGGAGCACATCCAACGCAAGCGAAGGATGGCAAACAATGAAGAAAGCAATAAGCAACTTTAACAAAAGCAGTCTGTGGCAGAAGCGCTGGAAAGAGCGTGAACCTTTAAGACTGGAACATATCGAGAAAGAAAGAGAGAGCAAAAATGAAAAAAATCAAAGTAAGAATCACATTCATCGAAGCCGTTCTCGGCACTTGGCCTAGCAATCAGAACATTGCACGCGAGTTCATCGCCAGCAAGTCCCCGGATGCAAATACCATCGAGGACGAGGTTGCAGCTCTGGGTGCTGACGCAGTAGCAGACAAGGGCATGACGGTGTTCCCTCGCAACGAGAACGGCGAACCCATCCTGTATGACTACCAGATTAAGGGGTTCTTCAAGGATTCCTGCGGTATGCTAGGTCGTATCGGCGGCAAGACCGAAACCGGCAAGAAGAAAGCGGTCAACGAATCCGGCAAGCTGACAGCCTACAAGAAGGTCATTGATGGTCTGATTTTCGTTCAGCCCCGCATGATTCCCATTCATGTGAACGGCGAGATTACCGAGTGTCAGCGCCCTCTCCGCGCACAGACGGCGCAGGGTGAACGTGTAAGCCTTGCCAACAGCGAGCAGATTCCAGCTGGTTCGACCTGCGAGTTCGAAATCGTTCTTCTGGACGATTCCCACGAGAAGGTCGTGCGTGAGTGGCTGGACTACGGAGTTCTGCGTGGCATCGGCCAGTGGAGGAACAGTGGCAAAGGCCGCTATACCTACGAAATCCTCAATTAATCGCTATGGCAGGGTGGGGCCGTGTTGCACTCGGCGTGGAACGGCAACGGCATAGTGACGATTATCTCAGAAATGCTAAGGCAATGCTTGGAGACGAAGCGACTTGAGCGGCAACGGCGATGCGCTGATTTGACGAGACTTGCAAAGGCATGGCGAAGCAAGGCTCAGACGAGCAATGGAATTGCATGGGCCTGACATGAGCGGCGCGGCAAAGGCTATGGATGCAAGGTGTAGCTTTGATAAACAAAGGCGTCGAACAGCAGCGACGTGCGACGCAATGGCAAAGAATAGAAACGATAGGCTAAGGCATTGAGTAGCTAGGAGCAGAAAAGCAAAGGCAAGGCGATTCACCGACAAGCAACGGCAACGCATGGTATCGTCATGACTCGCAATGGCAAAAATGAAAGGAGATAAAGTGAAAGCACTGATTGAAGTCGCCCTGATGTGGGGCATGGCACTGGCAGTGGTTTTGGCGGTATTTCTGCTGAACTTCTGGATTGTGCATCACATCGGTATTCTGGTAGGTGCATCAGCTGCCCGTGGAATCATCGCGGCGTCTGTGGCGATGGCTACGGCGTGGATACTGAGTTTTGGAGGTAATAAGAGTGAAAAGCCTGAAAGCTAATGTCCTTTGCGCGATTGGAATCGCGTTAGCAATCTTTTCGGTAGGATGTGGCGATGCAATCCAGAAAAGTCAGAGCACAGTAGCAATGTTTGGATATGTTTTCCTTTCGTGTAGCTTCCTTGCCGCAGCACTTGTCTTGTGTGCCATTGGGGTCAGCTCTGAAAATGAACGTATCGAACGGGAAAATCGCAAAGTAAAACACATTCCCCACCACACAAACGAGTGGAGGGATGCACGATGAAATGCCCGATGTGCGGCAGTGACAACATCACAACGGTTGATAGCCGGTCTGACCATGACAGCATCACTCGACGCAAGAAGTGCCTTGTATGTAACTACCGGTGGTCTACCATCGAAATCGACAAAGACCAGTGGCACAGTGCGTTGCAAATCAAAGAAGAACGTAAGAGAGGGAGACCCAAAGATGATTAACCTTGACAGATTCGGTGGCGTGACCGAGCCGGAGGACGGTGTGTACTTTATGACCAACGAGCAGATGGCAGAAGCAAAAGAAGCTGACCGGCTGGCTGAGATTAAGGACTTGCAGTCTGAAATTGACGACAGGGAAGCGGAGTTGAAAGACCTCCGTGCACAGTTGGCAGAACTGATGGCTGGTTGATTTTTGTATAGCCGTATTAAGCCAAAGTAAGAACAATGATGCCTAATGAAGCCGAAGAAAGGAAAGAAAAATGGCAGTATTAGTAATGGTCTACGGTCACTCCGGCAGCGGTAAGTCCGCTTCGCTTCGGAACTTTGACCCTGAACAGGTTGCGGTTATCAACGTGCTTGGAAAGCCGCTGCCGTTCCGTAGCAACATGAAAACCTATATCACCAACGACTACGGCAAGATTGACGCAGCAATCCACAGCACCAAGCGTAAGTCCATCGTCATTGACGATGCCACCTATCTTATGACTGGCGAGTTCATGCGGAACGCAAAGGTCGCTGGATACCAGAAGTTTACCGACATGGCAGCCAACTTCAACGCTCTGCTGATGCGGGCAAAGGAACTGCCGGACGATGTGGTGGTCTACTTTTTCGGTCACAGCGAGCGTGACGGAGACGGCGGCGAGAAGTTTAAGACCATCGGCAAGCTTCTGGACGAGAAGGTCTGCGTGGAAGGGTATTTCACCATCGTTCTGAAAACCGTTGTGCAAGATGGGCGATACCTGTTCAGCACTCGCAATGATGGGATGGACACCGTAAAAACCCCTCTTGAGATGTTCAACGACGCACTGATCGAGAACGACCTCGCTGCCGTAGACAAGACCATCCGCGAGTATTACAACATCCCGGTTCAGCCGGATAACAAAGGAGAGTAACAGATGAAGAACATCAACTGGAATGACGTACAGGAAGCCACCGAACGCCGTGACCTGCCTGTTGGCGGCTATGTTGCCGGTATCTGCAAGGCAACGGACGAACCCGCAAAGGAGCGTCTGAACATCGAGTGGGAAGTCGCAGAGGGCGAGTTCAAGGGTTACTGGCGTGAGCAGACCGCTTCCCTTGTCGAGCGTGGCAAGCTGAATCCGGGCGAATGGGCATGGGGCGGCAAGACCATCAAAAGCTACAAGGAAAAGGCGCTACCGTTCTTCAAGGGCTTCATCACTGCTGTGGAGCAGTCCAATCCCGGCTACAAGTTCAACAACGATGAAAAGGCCCTGCGTGGCAAGCTGGTCGGCGTGGTTCTCCGTGAGGAAGAGTACATGGGCAACGATGGCAACATCAAGACGAAGCTGGTCGTTGACCGCTTCACCAGCGTTGACAAGATTCGTTCCGGCGATTATGAGGTCAGACCGAAGAAAACGCTGTCTGTCGGGTCTGGCTCAGGCTACTCGCAAGGCGGGAATGATGACTTTTCTGTGATTGAGGGCAACACGGATGACATGCCGTTCTGACCTGTGAAGCATTGGTGCCTACCTTATATAAGAGCTGTGCTATCCGGCTGAACGGGCGTTTGGAAAGATGAAAGTTTTAGTCGCTTGTGAGGAATCACAGGAAGTTTGCAAAGCATTTCGAGCAAAAGGACACGAAGCCTACTCTTGCGATATTCAAGAGCCGTCCGGTGGGCATCCCGAATGGCACATCCTCGGGGATGCGCTCAAGGCTGTTAAGGGGGGGCAAGTCGTGACGATGGACGGCGTAACGCATGACGTTGGAAAGTGGGATTTGCTCATTGCACACCCGCCCTGCACTTATCTTTCCAACGCGGCGACAAGAGCATACAGTTTGCGCGTCACGCCGGCTGAAAAAGTTGTAGCACGATGGGCAAAGCGCGTAGAAGCCGCAATTTTCTTTATGCAATTCATGTTGGCGGACGTGCCACACATTGCGGTGGAAAATCCGGTAGGAATCATGAACACGGCGTACAGAAAAGCCGACCAGATCATACACCCGTACTTTTTTGCAGAGAGCGAAGCTGACGAGGAAAACTATCACACAAAGCGCACTTGCCTCTGGCTGAAAAATCTCCCTCTTCTCAAGAAAAAGAACGACTTGCCAAGACCAAAGCCAAGATATTTTTGCCAAGGGGAGAAGTGCAAAGGAAAGCCAATTGCATGGTGTGAGGGTATTCGTGGCGTTACAAACGGTCAAGAAGGGCGAGCAAAAGTAAGAAGCAAGACTGCTCCAGGTATTGCAAAGGCAATGTCCGAACAATGGGGTTGATAGAATGATTACCTGTTGTCTCAACTGCCCATCACGCCGCCAAGCTTGCCACGACACTTGCGAGAAGTACAAGACAGAGAAAAAAGACTTCGAGGAACGCAAAGCGTTCGTGTATGAGCTGAACCACAGCCAGAGCGTGTACCACCGTGATTATGAGGACAAACACCGGGAAAAAGGCAAGAAACGGTTTCTCGGAAGTGAATTTAGAGGTGAACGAGGATGAACGAATGGAGAGAAACGGCAAAGAACCCTCCGACAAAGGAAGATGCGAACCAAGACGGATTGTTTGTGCTTTCTGTGTATTTCTCTGAAAGCATGAATAAGTGGCGAATCTTACAGCAATATTGGGAGCTGGTCAAATCGCTTCCTGATGAGTACCCGTTTTGGATGCCAATGCCTGAGTTACCTGAAATGTTAGACCGAATCAACAAAGGACTTCACACATGAACACCGGCAAGCAGTTTGAAGCAGACTTCAAAGCATCCGTCCCATCCGATGCGTGGTGCTACCGCCTGAAAGACAGTGCTGCAACCTACTACGGCGGCAACGAGAACCTGTCCTTTTCCATCGACAACATCTGCGACTTCCTTGTTTACCGATACCCGATGAACCACCTGTTTGAGCTGAAAACTATTGAAACGCCCTCTATCCCTCTTGAAAAGGTGTTCGGCAAGTACGACAAGGCAAAGTGCAAATACCGCAAGGAAAAGCATATCACTGACATGGTGGATGCGATGGGGTACAGCGGTCAGACCGCCCATGTGATAGTCAATTACAGGGCGGTCAACCGCACCTTTGCAATCTCTGCCAGCAAAGTTTTGGCGTTCCGTTACAACGAGAGCCGGAAGAGCATCCCTTGGCAGTGGGCAGAGCAAGAGGGGATAGAGGTCAAGGCAAAAAGGCTGCGTGTCCATTGGCGGTATGACGTTGATGGGCTGCTAAAGAGATTGGAGGAAAGTCAAGCATGACAATGAAATGCGATAGATGTGGCAATACGTTTGTATGGTACGACAATACCATGACAATCGGAGCATCCGAAACAAGCGAACAATGGAAAGGCTGCGGAAACGCAGTACAGAAGGCTGTGATTGACCACAGTTATGTTCCTCCTGACTGGTACAAGCAAAGTGATATGGAACCTATTGTTCTTTGTCCCTCTTGCATGGCAAAGCTGAACGACTGGATGAAAGGAAAGCAGGAACGACAAGCAAAATGGATTTACGATCCCGAAAACAACTCAATTCAGTGCGACAAGTGCATAGCGGAATACAAACTTCCTCCGTATGAACGTGAATCAGATTTTAAGTATTGCCCTAACTGTGGTGCAAAGATGGGAGAATGAAAGAATGAGCAAGAAAGTTTAAGACATCCTGCCAAAGACGGAAATCTTGGCGCAGTTGGCAGAAGAGGCATCAGAACTGGCACAGGCTGCGTTGAAGCTGCGCCGTGCACTGGATGATACGAACCCGACACCGAAGAGTGTTGAGGAATGCTTAGAAAATATACAAGAAGAAATGGCGGATGTTTTTGTCTGCCTAACCATGTTTGGCAAGTCTGCCGAAAGAGACGGAATTTTGATTTATAACAGGTATATGGAAAAGGTTATCAAAATCGAAGATGAAAAAGAAGCCCGCTGGCTCTCTCGCCTTAAAGAAAAGGAGAATAAAAATGGCTGAATATCATGTTGGATGTGGGATGTTTGGCATTTACGCAGGAACTGTAAAAGCAAACGGAAAAGAGTGGAAAGATAAAACTCGTGTTACGGATGAAGCAGTAGAAGCGGTTCGAGACTGGCTTGTTTCTAAGGCAGAAGAAGAAAAACAAGGCTTTTATGGTTACGCTTGGGATACCAAAGACGGAAAGACTGTGATCTTGAAAGTGACGATTAAAAACAAGGAGCAGTCTAATGAATAAGCATGGAAATTGCCCCTTGAATGGCAAACAGGCAATGTCAGCCAACCTCCGCAAAATCGCACGGCAGAACCAGTTGTACGGCTTCCGCATAGCTCTGGATGGCATCGCCGCCACATGGGGCGCACTGATTCAGAACCTTCGGTGCGATGCAGACCTGACCGATGAGCAGGTACAAAAGCTTATCCGCATTGGTGACAGGTATTGGGAGATGGTCGGCAAGTTCAAAGAAGAGGACATGACCCCTGACGAGTTTGCAGATTACATCACCGCAAAGTCAGAACAGGTCGAAAAAGAGCTGAGGGAAAGGTGGAGCTGATGGATAAGGAACAGCTTGCCATCGCACGGTTGCAGGACGCTGCACGGCTATCCGAGCATCGGTACAAGAAACCGCTCATGGTCACATACTCTGGCGGTAAGGATTCACAGGTGCTTGTGGCTCTGGCTGAACGTGCAGGAATCAACTTTGAGGTGGTCAACAGCCATACCACAGCAGATGCGCCAGAGACGGTCTATTTCATCCGTGAGCAGTTCAAGGCTATGGAAGAACACGGAATCAAATGTTCCATCGTCATGCCACGATACAAGGACAAACCTGTGTCCATGTGGACACTGATTCCACAAAAGCTGATGCCACCTACAAGACTTGTACGGTATTGCTGTGCCGTTCTCAAAGAAAATACTGGCCGCGATAGATTTATCGCTACCGGCGTTCGCTGGGCTGAATCAACAAACAGAAAGAAAAACCGTGGAACGATGGAATTTAGCCATCGTGACAAGGAAAAGCGCATCATCCTTATGGGAGACAATGATGAAAAAAGGCAGCTTTTTGAAACGTGCAGCATCAAGGGCAAGATGACTGTCAATCCTATTGTGGACTGGTCTGACGATGATGTGTGGGACTACACACACAGCGAGCACCTGCCTGTTAATCCGCTGTATTGCGAAGGGCAGAAGCGTGTTGGCTGCATCGGATGTCCTATGGCCGGTAGGGGGGGGGGGCAGACAGCGTGAGTTCATGCGCTGGCCTGCCTACGAAAAAATGTACATCTCGGCGTTTGAACGAATGCTTGATGTCAGAAAATCAAAAGATTTACCGTGCGACTGGCAGACCGGCATGGACGTTTTTCGCTGGTGGATGGAAGATGACAACATCAGCGGTCAGTTGAGCATGGACGATTTGATGGAGGATAACAATGTTTGAATTTGTAACTCGCTGGCTGGTCTGCCTAGTCCTGCTGGCGGTGGTGGTTCAGTCTGAACGGACAATCAAAGACGCGGCAGACAACCTGTTTGAAGAACATCAGGCAATGCTCGTTTGGCTGTTCGTCAACGTGTGTCTGGCCGTTTGTACGGCTGTTGTGATGGGGTGGAAATGATGATTCAGGATATCAACATGGTAGGGCGCGAAAGACTGGCTTTTCTGTATGGTCTTTATAGCGGCTGTGCGAAATCAGAAACTGAGCTTAATATCAAAGGCATTTATCAGGAAATGGCTTCCGAGTTAGCTTGGTGTTTGGGATTCAACGAGAACTACAGCAAATGTTATGAGATGAACGGAGAATAACCAATGGACAACGAACTTTACTGCCCAATGAAGATGACCAGCAACCCGCTTGGTCGGTGCGTCTGCGAAAAAGAGAAGTGCGCTTGGTGGCGACAGTTGGACAACTGCTGTTCCATCTGGCAGATTGCATGGAAGTTGGACGGCATCGAAACAAAGATGAAGAGGTGAACGAGGATGAGACTTGTTGACACAGAGGATGTTATTGATGCATTGGGGAACATGGGAGAAGAAATCGACCTAAAAGAAGCCGAAGAATGGGTTGATACGGTTCCAACCGCTATGCAGTTGTGGACAAGTGTAAAAGATGCACAACCTATTGAAAATGGGGTTTATTTTGTTGTCTACGATTTTTGGTATTGGAGAAACTGCATTAGAACAATGCAGTTCAAAGATGGGAAATGGGTCGATGATGAATACCCGGTCAAGTTTTGGATGCCAATTCCTAGAATTCCAAAAGAGGATGAATAATGAACGAACTTAACGAAAAGTACGAAATTATTTACACAGACCCACCGTGGCCGCAGAAAAAAGGAAACGTCAGAAAATGCAGACCGAATCAAGGAAAAGAACTTGATTACAAAACTCTTTCGCTTGATGATTGCTTTTCCATTCAAGACGTTTTCTTTGAAAATACAGCAGACCGCCATAATGTGTTTATGTGGTGCATTGACAAGTTCTTGATGGAAGCGGAATGGCAAATGGCAAAGCGTGGCTACAAACTCCATGCGAGAATGGTTTGGGATAAAGAAAACGGCGTTGCTCCTGCTTTTACGGTTCGGTTCTCGCACGAATATCTCTTGTGGTTCTACAAGCCCGGAAAAATGCTGATGCCAAGAAAAGAAACGAGAGGTAAATACACAACGATACTTCGAGAGCCCGCTACATACCATAGTCATAAACCGCAATGCGCCTATAAAATGTTAGAGGATATGTTTCCGACAGCTAAAAAGATTGAACTGTTTGCAAGAAATCATCGTGATGGATGGGACGCTTTCGGAAATCAAATTGAGGAGGTCTGATACATGTCAACACCCCCGAAGCGTGGTCGTGGCAGACCGCCGCTGACCGAAGCTGAAAAGAAAAAGCGTGAGAAGCGGGCGCAAAAGGCGAAAGAAGAAGCCGCTGCGAAGCGTGAGAAAGAGCGTGAGAAGAAGAAACAGCAGATGCTTAATAAGCGGAAATCTATCCGCTCACAGGTGAGTAAAAAGGTGAAAGAACAACAGGAGTTAGCAATCACGAGGTCTAAGATGCTGAATACAGGCGATTTGCAGTCGAGAATCGGTGGCGAAGAGGATAAGAAGGTCATCGGCATGATTGCAGCCAAGTATTTTGGCGACCTTCCGAGTGTGGACATGAACAACCCGATTGAAGTGCAGCAGCGCCTTGATTTCTTCTTTGACGCTTGCATCGAAGCCAGAATCTCCCCTGTGGTGGAATGGATTGCACTGGTGCTTGGCATCGAATGGATGAGCCTGAAGCAGATTATGGCGGGCAAACGCCGTGACGACAGCTTGCAGCAGAAGTACATCTTGAAGCTAATTCTGCAAATGCAGTCCATGTGGGCGTACAACGGTATGTACGGTCAAGAGAACCCGGCAGAGTGGATTTTCCGAGCCAAGAACTACTTTGGTATGCGTGACAACGTGGAAGTCACCGTTGCGCCGCCTGAACAGCCGTTGGGCGATGCCCAGAGCGCAGAACAGTTGGCTCAGAAGTATCAGACGGCTTTGCCGAAAGGAATTGACGTGGAGTACAAAGAGGTGGCAGAAGAGGTGGTCGAGAATGACTAACGGCGATTTTATTCGCTCCATGACGGACGAGGACATTACAGAAAACTTTACGCGTGGCATCTGCGAGCTTATCAAACATCGTGACCCGGAACGTTGCCAGAACCGTGAGCATTGCTTTCATTGCGTTAAGGACTGGCTGAAAGAGAAGAACAAAATTATGGTGAGGGCTGACCAATGGGAACTTTGATTGACTTCTCCGACCCATGCTTACACACGTTCCTGCCTGTACTCTTGCAAGACCACACGACAGGCAAGAACATCATCTGGGCGACAGACCTGCCGCCTGAACTGGGCGTTGGCTTTGCAGATGAGATCACGCTGGAACAGTTGGACAAAGTTCAACTTGTCCCTCGTGTGCAGAAACGGCTGGCAGACCAGAAGAAGCGAACCAGCAAGAAAGCAGAGGTATTTACGCCGACTTGGGTTTGCAAGAAGATGACAGACGTTGCCGAAAACGACCTGAAGGGCGAAGACTGGAAGGAGTACATCAACAAGACTTGTCTTGAAGTCACCTGTGGAGAAGCGCCGTTCCTGACAAGTCGATATGATACCACAACAGGGCAGATGATTGCCGTGCAGGACAGAATTGGTCTACTGGATAGAAAGCTGAATGTTCTGGCAGAGCAGTTCCATGACTACGATATGTGGATGTGCTGGGCAATCAATGCCTACGCATCGACATACGGCTATGAGTGGCAGGGAGACAATCTCTTGCTGGCAAGGTGCAACCTGTTCCTGACACTGATCGAAAATTTTAGGTATCGGTTTGATGCTGAAATGTTGAAAATCAGCTGTATGCCCATTTTTCTTGATTGCATCGCAGACACCATCTCATGGAACGTCTGGCAGATGGATGGGCTGAAAAAGACCGTGCCCGGCACGGACATTCCGTGCAAAATCAAAGACTGGAAAGCCAACAAAGAAATCCTATTTAAGGATGTTGGGGAGGAAAAATAAAATGAGCAGTTCCGTAGAATATGCAAAATCAGAACTTGCACGTATTACAAAAGACGGAGACGGGTTGCAGGATGCAATCAATAAAAACATTCTTGATATTGTTGAGCTTTTTGCAAGTCAAGGACACAGTGGGATTTCCGCTGGATACGTAATGTCCGTTCTTGAACGTCTTTTACGGTTCAAACCACTCACGCCGCTGACGGGCGAAGATGATGAATGGACAGAAGTGTCGGACAAAATGGGACAAGGATGCTTCCAAAACAAACGATGCTCAAGCGTGTTCAAGACCACTGATGCACAAGGTAACACGATTGAAGTATATGACATTGACGCAATCGCTTATTCTGACAACGGTGGTTTTACGTGGTTTGCAAGTAGCCGCTTTCGCAAAAACGTGACGTTTCCCTATGAGCCGCCTACGCACCCGGAAAAAATCTATATCGAATACACGGAAGATGTTCCGCTTGGCTGGTCTGGAGACAAGTATGAGATTATCACTGACGATAAGGAGCGTATCGAAGCATTGAGGGCTAAGATGCAGAAGAAATTTGGCAAAAGGAGCAACTAATGCAAACTGATAGAGGAATCTACCACAAGCGAGTGTGTGACCGCTGCGGAGCAGTTCTGAGCGGTAGAATGATGAACCCTGACGAATACTTCAAGGACTGGGCGTGGCGCAGGGACACAGGCGACCTGTGCCCGGAGTGCTATGCGGAGTATAAGCGAGTGATCGGGCGGTTCAACAGGGGAAAGAGAGGGCAGAGAAGATGAAGAAGTGCGCTCTTTACAGGTGCAAACAGTGCTTTTCGACCATGGCGGACGAAAGCGATGTCAGAATCGATAAAGACATTGTTGATTGGATGTTTGAAAACGAAATGGAAGAAAGCAAAATTGGGTTTATCGCAAAATTCAAAATAAGCGATAAAGTCCTCATTCATCGTTGCGCCAATAACACTGTTGGTTTATGCGAGTTTATCGGATGGAAGGAGATAGAGGAATGAACTCATACTGCACCACCGAACATTGCTCTTGCATGGGCATCAAGCAGTTCTCTGCTGGCAAGGCTATCCGATGCACAGCAGAATCCTGCAAGAACAAATCTGATCCGTCCTGTGGCTCTTGCAAATGGTATGCAGAGCCGGAGGGCGTGTGTGTAAACGACCAGTCAGAACACGTTGCAGACTTCGTGTGGGACGAACGTGGATGCAAGGAATGGGAGAAGAAAGATGACAACAGGGGAGAAAATCAGGAAACGCAGGCTTGAACTTGGCATCACGCAGAAAGATGTTGCGAGGATGATCGGGACGACCGGCGCATACGTCAGTGCCGTTGAAAAGCAAAAGCGTGACGTAAAGAAAGAAACGCGACTGACAAAGTTTGCGGAAGCCCTTAAATGCAGCGTTGATGATTTAAGGTCAGATGTTCCTAAAGGCATGGTAGACCCCGCTAATGACGACTTCGGAGCTGTCTGCAACTGTGCTGTCCGCTACTGCTTGGGCAGACGGTCATATATGATTAGCCTTGTCTGCGGATACATAACGCCGCTTCTGCCGGAGCTGACCGACACGACGCTTGGTTGCTTTGAACGTGACATTGCAGAGCGCAAGCGGACAGGCTTTTTTGGTGATTCTTACGACTATGAGACGTGGGGTGCGTTTTACAAGGCGGTTTGTAAGGAGATTGAAGGGAGAAAAGAACAATGAAGAAAGCAATTTTATCTGTAGCATTGGCGGCATCTATCGCATTGTGCGGATGCACAGAAGCATCTCGTGTGAATCACAATATTTCGCAACAGGCAAAGAATTTCAACGTCACTCGCAGATTGTCTGTTGTTAATGCAAGAACTGATACGCCGATGCTTGAAATAATCGGGAACATGGACATTTCCAATAACAGCAACAACGAACTTGTGGCGACTATTGAATTGCCCGATGGCACATACAAAAAGCATTACGTCTATCTTAACGAGTACACAATGTACATTGTGGAGGATTTGAGCGGTTCTGACGTGGACAAGTATCATTACGAAATCAACATCTTGCCGCAGCAGTTACAAAACTTCGTTCTCACCTACAATCCGTAAGCGGGGTATCGGATAATGGCTAACACACTTTGGCATCCGGTCAGCGAACCGCCACGAGAACGGACGCAACCTTTGTTGCTTGCGACTAAGACAACGTGGCGTGATAAAGATGGAAAAATGTTGCGAGGAATCTCGCCGACAGCGTACTTTCTTGGCTGTTATGCAGACGGTCAGTTCTGGGATGAGATAGGCGAGAGACTGCCGAAAGATGTGACGGTGACGCATTGGATGGCATTTCCGATGGTGTAGGAGGGATTATGGAAAACAATATCGTTATTACGCAAGATATGATTGAATCGTTTACGGCTGCCATGCGAGAAGCGTACAGAGCATACGGAGATGATGAGGAACGTGTGCATGGCGTGATGGATGGCATTATGTGCGAGACCTTAGATAGGCTTGGCTTTGCAGAAGGCGTGGAAATCTTTAACGAAGCACCGAAATGGTATGCGTAAGGAGGATTAAAGATGGATGGATTTGAAGCATTAACAGAAGCGATGAACCGATGCGCTGCATCACTTAAACAGCTTGCAAATGCTATCAGACAGTCCGAAACGCAGTGTGGTTACATCAAGCAGAAGCGCAATCGACCTGTATACCGTAAAGGCGCAAAGATACATGAAGGTTACAAACGAATTATGAGAACGAGAGAGGGATTTAGAAAATGACAGAACTCAAGAGATGCCCGTTCTGCGGCAAAAACGCAGTTTACATTGGCGTGTGCGATGATGAAGGCAACTTTCATGGTCATTTGGGATGCGAGTACGAACAAGACCCGTGGAGCGGGCTTTCTTATGACTTGCATCACGAAGGATGGGGCAAATGTATCCTTTGCACGGATGGAGACAATCAAAGCATGGGTGGCGCACTGTTTAACACGGCAGAGGATGCTGTCAAAGCATGGAACAAACGCTACAAAGAGGATTAAGTATGGAGCAGGAACACAAGCCGAGAACATCAATGATTCTTCTGTTGGAACACGTTCATGCGATGGACGAGCTTACGAATGAAGAATTTGGAGCATTCATCCGTAACTACGCGCAGTATGTTGAGACTGGATTTGAGCCAGCATACGACAACGACCGTGCTATGCGGATGCTCTGGAAAGTCGTTAAGGCGTTTGATGATATGAACGTGCAGAAGATGGAAGAACGTGATAGACGTAGACGAGAAGCAAACAAGAAAAATATAAACAAGCGTTGGAACGATAAAAAATACGAAAGCATACCAATGGTATCACAGGATACGAATGGTATAAATAGTATACCAAACATACCAACTGATACGAATGGTAGCTTATCTGTATCTGATTCTGTATCTGAATCTGATAAAAAAGAAAAATGTGAAAAGAAAAATACCAACGAAGTCAAACGCTTCAAAGCACCGACTATCGAGCAAGCCAAAGAATACTTTGCCGATAAGGGTTACATGGAATCAGAAGCAGAGCGGTTTGTTGACCATTTCACAGCAAATGGCTGGAAGGTCGGCAAGTCGCCTATGAAGGACTGGAAAGCTGCTGCACGGAACTGGATGCGTAACGTAAAGGACTGGAACGGCGGCTATCAGCAGACAATGGCTGAATTGCCTGATGAGGGAGACTTTCTGCGGTGAATATTGAAAATCAGACCCAATACATCCTGCTGGGGGCAGTCCTCACGTTCTCGGAATACGCCGATGTGCTGCAAGACCTTAAAATCGACGATTTCTGCCCTGAACTGCGTGATACATTCGCTGCCATTCGTGGCTATTGGGAACATAACGACAAGTGGAATCCGGTAGAAGTCATGGGACGGTACGATAACTGCAAGAAAGCAATGGGTGAATGCCTAGATGCCTTTGGTGCAGAGTTCATCCGCAACGTCACCCATGACATGATGCTTGAATGGGCTAGAATCGTCAAGGAGCAGGCAGCGTTATCCAGAGCCAGAGAGATTGCGTTCAAAATCGTTGATGGCTCGACCAGATACTCAGACCTGACAGGCATCTATGAGCAGCTAGGAGAAGCTATCAACCTACACAACGAGAGAAGCGATTTCATCCCGATGTGTGACGGCATAGACAACTACATCCGCAAGCTGGATGATAAGCCGGAGTATATCAGCACAGGGCTTAGAGTGCTGGATAACAACTTGCATCTTGTGCCGGGAAACTTCGTTGTGATCGGCGGCAGACCCAGCGCAGGTAAAACCGCTCTGTCCCTGCAACTTGCCTGTGAAATAGCAAAAAACGGACGTAAGGTGGCGTATTTCAGCCTAGAGACAGACCCGGACACGCTCTATGCCCGTATTATTGCAAATCAGCTAGGCGTACCACTGCACACGGTCAAAAACAAGACCGTCAGCATTAACGAACTTGACCGGCTGGCAGCCACCAAGAAATATCCACTGTTCGTGCGCTCTGCCGCTGGTAAGAGCGTTGGGTGGATTAGAACACAGTCCATCAGGATGCAGGCAAAAGTGGTGTTCATCGACTATTTGCAGCTTATCCATCAAGCCGGAGCGAAAGACCGATACAGTGCCGTCACGGAAATCAGCATGGCACTGCATGAGTTCGCACAGTCCACAGGAACGCTGGTGGTAGCACTTGCACAGCTCAATCGAGAGACAGCAAGAACAGGCATTCCACCGACTGCCGCAGACCTGCGAGAGAGCGGACAGATTGAACAGGACGCAGATGCAATCATTCTTCTGGCGCAGAACGTGACTACGAAAAAGAGACCAGAGCAGCATTATCACTTTGCGCTTGAGAAGAACAAAGAGGGCAACGTGGGGTCACTGGACATCACGTTCCAGATGGAGACCCAGCAGTTCAAAGAATGCGTGTGGATGTGAGGTGATAACTTGTGGCAGAAAATATAGGATATTTACAATCTGACAGTTCAAAAAACGGAGATGAACAGTATACTCCAAGCTATGCCGTAAGACCTCTTTTGGAATTTATTCCAAGCAATAAGATTATTTGGTGTCCGTTTGACAAAGAATGGTCTGCGTTTGTTGATGTTTTAGAAAACAATGGGAATAAAGTGATTTATAGCCATATTGACTATGGGCAGAACTTTTTTGATTACGAACCTCAAAAATGGGACATTCTTGTTTCAAATCCGCCGTTTAGCAAAAAAGACGCTGTTCTTCGTAGAGCATACGAGTTAAATAAACCATTTGCATTACTTCTTCCGGCAAATAGCATTCAAGGGAAAACAAGATTTGAGATTTTCAAAAATGACGTTCAAATGCTTTGTTTTGACCAGAGAATAGATTTTATGAATCCAAAACACATGGATAGCCCAGTAAAAGGAACTCCTTTTGGGAGTGCATACTTTTGCCGTGGTTTGCTTCCGACTAGGCTTGAATTGCGCAGATTGGACAAAAAAGCGTATAACATCGCTTCTGCGCTCCAATCCCCACAGTAGAATAGGCAAGAAAAACAGATAACAGGGTCAGGGCGATAAAGTTATCGTCTGAACCCCATAAATATTTTTCGTCAATCAACAAACGGAGGAAAACGATTATGAACATCACTCGACTGGAACAGGAGACCATCGTCAACTTCAATGCAGCGGAAGATACTGCATCGGTTTATACCGCTGACCCGGTGTATATGCGCAAGCTCGACAAGCTGTGCGAGCGGGAGCCTGTGTCGTACAAGCTGGTCAAACAGGACAAGGACGGCAAGTGGTATGAGATGCCCAAGCGACTTGTGCGGTTTGCAACCACAAGAATTATGACGGACGAACAGAAAGAAGCGGCTGCGGAGCGTATGCGCAAGATGCAAGCAGATGGTAGAATCTAATCTCCGCTAAAATCTCCAATCAACAAACGTATCAGAAAGCATGGAATGGTGTCAGGTAGTAAAACTACCCTCTGCGACTATTCCATGCTTTTTTCTTCTGTTATTTATCGAGAGAAAACGGCAAGGTCTGATTTTGAGTAGAATCCGTCTCGATCGAGTGGCGTTTGGGCTGATATGGCTACGACTATCAGCGTGATGCGTTTGCATGCAAATGGATGCGATTATTGCATACCAAGCGATACGAATCGTACCAGTTGATACGAATGGTATGCGTTGGTATCATGGAATACAAATCTTCCCCCCTTTCTTCCCCCTCTTTCCCCTACAACCCCTATTACCCCCTATAATCCCCCTAACTCCCCCCTCAAACAAATAAATTGTTTGAGGCCCCCACGCCAAAATGGTGCGACAACTGCAACAACTAAAAATGACAACCAAATGCTTTGCAAAGGTTCTTTCCCCCTACAACCCTCTATCTCCAGAACTACACCGTTAGCCAGCAGAGCAGACCGCAGGCGAGAACTGGCGTGATGTTCGGGCTGGTGGATGGTCTACGACTATTCCAAATGGAGAATTGGCTTCATTTTGCAGTCGGTTGAATATGTAGAAATGTTGCATTAATTATTCATAGCATAATACTATGGATTGAATGAAATACCATAGTGCTATACTGGGAATTAAATCGAGCAGGAACGGACAGAATTGGATGGTACGACTATTACAGCAGAATAATCCCTAGATAGTTACTAGGATATATAAGCATATATTATAATAAGTACGGTTGGCATACGAATTTGGTATGACTAGAGGAGGAATATATTATGCGAAATTGAGATGGAAGGTGATTTTTGGAGTGGTCGGATGGCTTAGCGACTATCGCACCTCTCTTTCTCTAAAAGGCAAACGACTATTTCACACAAAAAATACACGACTATTTAACGATGATTCGCAAGGAAACGCTACGACTATTACTCTGCGACTATCAGCGTACAGTAAGTTACTATACTATATATAGGACTTTCAAAAGCTAGTCATCTGACGACTTTACGACTATTCCAGAAGCTATTACGACTATTCCATCCGGGACGCTGCGACTATTGTTGACCTTTATTGGCTATCGGGCGAAAGCCCGAAAAGAGATACGGCGGTAGCCGTCAATGGTTCCGCGCCGCCGTTCCAGGAAGAAAGCACAATGCCAGGCTAATGCCAGGCTAACCCGGTGCCAGGCTAATGCCAGGTGTGGAAAGCATCGAGACCCCGCCTGGCTGACCCTGTACAGGTGGAGGCGCTGACCCCTCAGCAGTTGCGCCGGGTCTGTACTGCTGACCCCGCCGGGCTTGCGTGGCCGCTGCATCCTTATATACCTTATTATAATAGGGCGGCTGTGCTGGGCTGTACAGCGTCCGGGCGTGACGCTGGTATCTGGTATGTGCTGGAGGTGTTGCGGCGCTGTGATACGCTCCAACGTGGCGCAGGTGGTATTATAGCCGCTTTTGCCGGTCTGGTATCGTGGCGGTGGAATTGGGCAAATCTCAGGAAAAGCCCCTGTAAAGCCCTGTGCGCTATTTTGTGTTGTTGGCTGTATAAATTGCATTGATGGCAGAAAAGCCGTTGTAAACGCTTGTATTTGGCTGTATTGTAGCAGGAAAAAATAAAAGCCCTGCACCCTCAGCAGATGCAAGGCAAAAGAAAAAGCCCCGCCACGTGGGCGGGGTTGAAATGGAAAGCTGGTCAGCGCTGGCGGCGCCAGATGCTATAATCTGCTGCGGTCATGATGGTATAACCTCCGCATACCTTGACAACAACGCAGTCACCGTGGCAGGCCTTGCGTGCATAGTATCGGGTGGTATATAGCCCGGTCATAATATCAAAGCCTTTATTGCTGCTAGTCATAATATAAACCCTCCTCACTTGGACGCCTTGAACAAAGCACTAAAAAACCAAAAAACAAACAGGATGCAAGAAAGTATCATTTGTTCGCACCCCCTCATACAACGCAGAACCGCTTATAAACGGTCTTTTTGCTGCACTCTGCATAAATATCCGGGTGCGCTGCCTGCAAAAGCTTGCTATCAAGTCGGACGCTTTGCACGTCTTTATAAATGGCCTTTGCGGTGCCCTGCACCATTTCAGGCGCACCGCGCATCATGTCAATAATTTCAGCCTTTACAGCGTCATTCATTGCTTCAAGCTCTTCAATGAGCCGCTTGTTTTCGCGGTATGCGTTCACCTTTTCTTCAAACGTGGTCATTTTTTTTTTTAACCCTCCATCAAACGAAAAACCTTGAATTTTCAAAAGTTACGTGTGCTTTGTCCGGGATTTTCCCGGACGATATGGCATTGACCAGGCTGTCAGTATATTTGTATACAATTGTTCGCCCTGGCTCGTCATCCAAAACGAAAACCGACCGATCCAAGGCTGGTGCCTGGCTGATTGATTGACCAGGCAAAAAGCGCCTAACATTTACATAAATGTATTTTCCATCAATCCAGGGAAACGCCTGGACAAGGCAGCCGGAAAACCAACCGTTTATCTCCATTTTGTGTGCCTCCCTTATTAGCTATTGAGAAATGCAATCATAACGAGCGCGCCGGAGATCATGCCGCCCACATACCAGAGGGCGGCCCACTGTGAAAAATCAAGAGTAATCATTGTTTGACCCCCCTATCACATAACCTGGAACAGTGTAGAGGTGCGGGCGGTGACGGCGTACAGTTTGCCGGTGGTGTTGCCCTTGACCAGTACGCCAGTAACGCCGTAAATGCCGGTGCTGTATGCGATGGTATCAAACCCGCACTCCGCAACACGAATCGCGTCAATCTCTGCGAAACGCTTTTTGGTCAAGTCCTCGGCGGCGTTGGTGGTAACATAACGGCGGATGTCTTTTAATGTGGTTTTCATGGTTTTGCCCTCCTGTTTTGTGGTGGTGTAAATAAGTTTATTTACTGCCTATATTGTAAACAATTTTATTTCTTTTGTCAAGTGGTTTATACATAAAAAATAAATATTTTTGTTTACAATAATTTTGTCCGTTTGGGCTTGCCCTATTGGACACACTTCACACCCTAAAGCGTCCCGCACAGCCATGATTTGCCCGGCGTGCGTGGTCCGTTCAGGGTGCGCTGGGGCTGGGGTCTCCACCTGGGGGGAATAGGGCCAGAAGCCCGGGTGGGGGCGGTGAGTCCCGTCTCCTCCGACCAAAATAAAAAAGGCACTTTCTTTGCCAACACCCACCCCACCTTCACAAAACGAAACCCATCCGATTGTGCAAGTCTCCAAAAATTCCAAAAAATACAAAAAGGCCCCTCTACCGGTCTAATCTGTGCTATACTTGACCGTAAGAAAGGAGCATTATAAAATGGCAAAACTCGTAAAGTGTAAACACTGCGGCACAAGGATAGCAGCTACCGCTAAAACCTGTCCGCAGTGCGGTGGAAAGAATACACCACCAAAACCAGCTTATAAGCGGCTGTGGTTCAAAATCCTTATAGCCTTGATTGTTATATCTTTTATCCAAGACCTTGTGAATCCACGAGAAAGAACGAATGTTACGGCTAATCCTAAAAGTGAGGAACCGACATCTTCTGCTACATCCTCTGTGGAAATCCAGAATGAAACAGTCGCACAGTCTGTTGTTGCTTCTTCTGAAACTGTAAAAGAAGATAATTCTTTTATGCTGGTTGATGGAACACTTGGAAAATATGGTGAAGAGGTTACTATTCCAAGCCAGACTTATGGACAATATACCTACACACGTTATTTGATTCCTGCTGGGGAATACACCGTAGAAAACAAGGGTGGAGAGAAGATGGCTACTGTTTTTGTGGTGAATAATGATAACTCGGATGATGTAAAATCTGTGTTGAGGTTTTCAAAAACAGGCGAAAAACAAAGAGTAACTGTAGAGGATGGTTACAATATTCAGCTGTCACTTGAAACGCAAGTCTTGTTTACTCCTGTTGAATGAGAGGCGGAATTATAAAATGTATGCTTTATTTGGAATGATTGCTCTGGTTGCAACGCCTGTGTTTGGAGCGCTGTGTCTTTACAACAAAGCAACGCATAAGAAAGACAATCGGATGTTAATTGCTTTCTTTGTATCATTTGCAGTTTTCGTTATATGTTTGGCTGTAACACCAGAGCCATCACATGATGAATTGGCAAGCTCCGGCGTTACATCTTCCTCCGCCAAGTCTACGGCAACGGAACTGGATGATAGCTCTATTGAGGAAGTTTCCGAAAGCTCAGCAAGCAGCACTCCGGCATCTCAAAAAGCGGCATCCGAATCTGAACAGCCTATAAGCTCTGAACCCGCAAGCAGTGAGCGGGTGGCATCCAGTGCTTCTTCGCATAACCCAGATGATGATATTCCAACGCTTAATTTGGATGACTATGCAAAACAGGCAGCCGACAACGCTGTAAAGGCAAAAGACAAATACGCTGGTAAGCAATATAAGGTGACATATCAAGTCAACAGTGTATCAGACGCAATGATTAAGTTAGATAATCCGTACACTGTTATGTTCAGTGTGAACTTCGTCACTTCTCATAGCATTGGTTATACCGTTTATATGGCTGGATTCCCAGAAAATGAAAAAGACAAGATTTCTAGGCTTTCTTCCGGCCAGACTGTTACATTCGTCGGTGATTTTGACGGAAACAAATTCACGGATTGCCGATTCATAGTTCCGTAAATAAAAAGCCAGCGGCTAGATGTTCTCTAACCACTGGCTTTTCTTATTGGCTGTTTACTTCACGATTTTATCGTGATAGGGATGGTACTCAACATTGGGCAAGGGCATCCAATACTTCACATCGTGCATGATGCACTTGTTGCCCCGGAGCAGAACCGGCTCGATTTCGCCGTTTTCGTCCGGTTCAAAGGAAAGCTGACCGCTATCGACAACCTTTCCGTCACAAGCGATAACAGGCTCGTGGACGCACTCGCCGTAGTCAACGGTGCGCCAGAGTTTCAGCATGGTCTCGAAAGCGTAGTTGAGGTATTCCCCCATATCCTGAATCTTATCTGCGGTAAGCATAGCTGTTCTCCTTTCACATAGGCATCTGGGTCTGGCCGTTTGTGACCTGAACCAACATAACGGAGTTCGCACACGGTCTCCACTTCTTGATGTACTCGACAGCTTCATCAAACCGCTTCTTCGGCACGTTGTTTCTGCTGTTTACATTGAACCAGTCCTGAATGTCTCGGTTGCATTCCATAAACAGTTTTTGAGAGACGCTGCGGCTCTTGTAGGCTGGGCTGTCCATGCCGCCAAGAGCGTTGATGACTACCGTGTTCACGACACGCTTCAACACACGCTGCTGGTTGTAGTCGATGGTCATAGTGTTCTCAAGAGCGGAAATGCGCTGCTCCTGCTTCATGGTGCGCTGGTCGATTACAAGGATTGCTTGCAGTTCCTTAGACAGTCCTGCGAACTGGTTGACGGATGCGTTTTTCTCAAGGTCAATCAGTTTCTGGCGAATCTCCATGCCCTGCGGTGTCCGCTGAATCATTGCAATGTGCTTCGCCATGTCCAAAGTGATAACGTGTTCTACGCTTGGACGACCGCCATTGGAGTTTTTCTCATTTTTGAGAAAAACCGAATAGTCCGTACCTTCGGCAAAACCGTACTCGCACATACGCTTGAACCAGTCAGCGTAAACGGTCTTAATTTTGAGCCGCTCGTGCAGCTCACGACCCAACACCACCTTTTCGCCGGTGTCGGTGTCGTACACAGGGATAACATCTTCAGAGAAGATTCGGATGGTTTCAAGATTATTATTCATAGAAATTTAGCCTTTCTATCTTGCGAGAGCAGGCCATCTCTGGTATAATAACCCAAAGAGGGTCTATGCTCTCTGGATGTGTTATGATACGTTCGCTGCGGTCGGCAAACTTTAGCGAGCGTATCATTTTTCGTTTTCATTGGTAGAATCCATCGGATGCAGCGTGAAGAACGCTTCACGGAAAGCAGCAGAGATGGATACCCGGTTCTTGATGCAGTATTCCTGCAAGCTTGCAAACTGCCGCTCCGTAACGCTGATGGTAACGGTGTGACCGTAACGCTCTGCGTAAGGACTGCTCATACACATTCACCCCCTTTCGTTTTGCTGTGCAATAAGTGTAACCGCAAAATATTAGGATGTCAAGAAAATACACCCCATATATTGTGTTCACTAGTGCTGGCATCAGATTTTTCCATTCTGATTGGCTGCTCCCGCTTCGTACCCTGCCCGGTAGTTCAGTTCGGACAGCTTACCAAGCGCTTCTGCGTACTCCCTGTCCTCGCTGGTCGGCTCTTTGCCGTGTGCGAGGGTTTTCAGAAATTCTTCGGTTGTCGTGGGAAAGTTCATGTTTTTTGCTCCTTTCTATTGCAGAAGTGGTCTGCTTCTGCTATAATAATTGACAGAAACCGAGACTGCGCCCTTGGTTGCGCAGCTTCTGTTTTGTGGTGGAATAGGTCGTCAGTACTACTTTGGTCGGTGGGGCTGACGGCCTATTTTTTATGCCACAAAGGATAAATCTACCGCTGTTGGTTGATTCATCATGCGTTCTGCTGTCTTAGATTATAGACGCTTGGTATATAGCTGTCAACAGCCCAATTTGTATAATTTGTACGTTAAAACACGTTTTAGTGTACATTTTTGATAGTGGTTTTGACACTTTAATGTGTTAGAATTGGAGCGGAAATTTATAGTAAAACTTGATAATACGATAATTATACAAGATGTAAACTAACACAAAAAAGTGTTGATAAAAAAGTGACCCTAATGATAGTAAATAAAATTCCCTATTGACAAACAAAACAAAATTGTTTACAATATAACCAGAAAGGGTGACATGAAATGGGGAAATACAAAAAAGTGACAGAAAAAAAAGAGCCTTTTAATGTTTCAACGAATGGCGTAGAGATAGTTAAAGAACTTATGAAGCAGTATGGCATAACAACAGCTTATATTGCCAATGAAGCTGGCTTCACTTCAAGACAGGCTTTGTATCAGTGCTTTAAGAATGAGAGCTTAAATCTTTCTAGCTTTTATAAACTCTTAAAAGCTATGAATTATCGAATCGTGGTTGAACCCGACATGGGAGATATTGGCGTTGGGGCTTATCGTGTTGAAGGCACTGTAATTGAAAAGGACAGTGATTCTGAATGAATGTAGCGTATGTTCGTGTATCTACTGTCGAACAGAATGAAGCACGACAGGTAGAAGCATTGAAGCGGCATAACATTGACCGTTGGTTTATCGAGAAGGTCTCTGGCAAGAATATGGATAGACCAGAGTTGCAGAAGATGCTTAAATCAGTTCAGCCGGGCGATACCGTGTTTATCCACGATTTCAGCCGCCTTGCCCGCAGCACGAAAGACTTGCTTGAAATGGTTGAAACGCTGCAAGCTAACGGCGTGCACCTTGCCAGTGATAAAGAGAACCTAGATACAGGCACTCCCACAGGTAAACTGATGCTGACGATGATTGCAGCCATCAACGAATTTGAACGACAGAATATGCTTGACCGCCAGCAAGAGGGTATCGAAGTGGCAAAGCAGAAAGGCGTTTATAAAGGTCGCAAGCCAACCGCGTACGACCGCAACCTCTTTGATGTTCTGCATGAACAGGTGGAGAAGCGCATTCTCACGGTCACGGAAGCTGCCAAACGGCTTGGCGTGACCCGCCAGACATGGTATCGGATTGCTGAACAGAATAGGTGAAAGGAGTAAGAGCCTATGGATAAGTGGAACAACAGAAACTCGTATGACTGGCTTGCGGGGGCAGTCGTTGGATTGCTTACCGGGTTCTTCATCGTAGTTGTGGTTGCGAGGTGCGTTTTGTGATATTTTCAGTTGACATCGTTCGCAACCTAGAATAAAACTGAACGAGAAAGGAAAAGTGACATGAAAACCGTAAAATTGTCAGAGCAGAGCTTGAAACTGATTGAAACGTTGTGCGATTACACCGACAAGCCCGATATTCTCAATGCCATCGCAGACGCCTTGTACTACGATGCAGATGAATTGAAGCGCAGGCTCAACCAGCTTGCAGAAGAAGTCAAATAAACCGCACATTCTATCCCTTAAAACGAATTTTAGCAAACAATCTTCCGAAACAGCATTATAAAAACCGAATATTTGATTTTTGTGCAGTTGTAGGCACTCTTTACATTTTCAGGTAGGGGGTGCCTATTTTTTTATGCAGCCAAAGCAGTGTATCGCCATTATCGACAGCATCAAAGCGTATGCAAAGCAGAATCCGACAGAAGCACAGGTCTATGAGGACTGGTTTCAGGCGGTGGTGAACCTAAGAGATGCTCTGCCGCAAGACAAGCGGTTCGATGCCTACAAATACTCTGGTGAGCTGCGTTCCGTCTGTGCAGCCATGATGGGCAAGATGAAAACAGGCGAGGACGTGGCGAAGGCCTATGACATTATCGGCCGGACGTACCTGTTTGAAGCAAAAGATGTGTTCGACAGCTATTGCATCTACCTCGAATGGAATCGCGCGCCGGAGAAGAAGTTCTATCAGCCGAGACGCAGGGTTTTGAAAGTGCTGGCGGACGACCTTGAGGACTTGTTTTATAAGCGGATTGACTTCTTGGGAGTTAGTCTACCCGCTCGCGTCGGAAAATCGACGCTATGTATTTTTTTCATCACATGGCTGATGGGCAACCGTCCTGACGTTGCATCGGTTATGAGCGGACATTCTGACAAGCTGACAAATGGTTTTTACGGCGAAGTACTGTCCATCATCACTGACCCTGTGACCTACAACTGGGGAAAAATCTTCCCTGACGTTCAGCTTGTGGACAAGAGCGCAAAGGACGAAAGCGTTGACCTGAACCGAAAGAAGCGCTTCCCAACCCTGACCTGTCGTTCCATCGGCGGCACACTGACTGGTGCTGTTGAAATCGGCGAGGGCGGCGTTCTGTACAGCGATGACTTGATCGAGGACTTGGAGGAAAGCCTAAACGTCGAGCGTCTGAACAACAAGTACGATGCCTATCTGAACCAGTTGAAAGACCGTAAGAAGCAGGGCGCATTGGAGCTGATGGTCGGTACACGCTGGAACGTACTTGACCCTCTGGGGCGCATCCAGAACCAGTATGCAGACAATCCAAAGTACCGATTCCGGGTAATTCCTGCGGTGGATGAGAACGGACACAGCAACTTCAATTATGACTATGGCGTCGGCTTTGACGATGCCTACTATGCCGACATGAAAGCCAGTATTGACGATGCAACATGGTGGGCGAAGTACATGGGTAAGCCTTATGTGCGCGAAGGTCTACTCTTTCCTGCTGATGAACTGCGGTATTTTAACGGCGTTCTGCCTGACGGTGAGCCCGATCGCAAGCTCATGGTCATGGATATTGCATGGGGCGGCGGTGACTTCACCGCCTGTCCTATCGCCTATGTGTATGGAGATGCCGTATTCATCCCTGACCTTGTGTTCAATAACGGCGATAAGACCGTGACTAGACCGGAAGTCGTGGGCAAAATCATCCAGCATAAAATCAACGTGGTACGTGGCGAAGCCAACAACGGCGGTGACGAATACTGTGATGTGGTAGACAGCCAGCTCCGGCAGCAAGGCTATCACTGCTCTGTCCGCAGCCAACGTGCGCCAAGTGGCCAAAGCAAGCTGTCCAGAATCATCCAGTATGCGCCGGACATCAAACGGTTCTATTTCCTTGACGAGAAACACCAGTCGAAAGAGTACAAGGCGTTCATGGAACAGGTGACGATGTTCACACAGCTTGGCAAAGTTCCGCACGATGATGCACCGGACAGTCTGGCACAGCTTGCCGATGAATTGTATAACGGAATCAGTAAAATTGAGCCTGTCAAGAGGCCTTTTTGATTAAAAACACAATATATTGTGTTCGCTGGGTCTATTTATTTGATTTCACCACTTGACAAGGCTTATAATGTACACAGGAAGTTTTGCAGCTTCCCTTAAAGGAATAGCTTGCACGCGGGGTTTTGTCATTTTACTCGCGTGCGTGTCAACAAGCATATTCCTCCTTTCACCGGTGGAGGTTTTCTCACTCTTTCACCTTCACCGGATTTTATATGTTGCGTTTCCAATTGTAAGGGGAATGCCGGCCTGTCTCCCCCACGGCTGGCAAGCAACGGTTCGATTCCGTTACGCAGCACAACGATTCCTCAAGGATTGCATGGAAAAATTCTCCTTATGACAACCTCCCCCGTTATTCCCGGCTCTCGATGAAATGAGTTTCAGGCTATTTCTCATTTCAAAGAGCAACGGTAAATCAAGCCGGGTACATGACACAGAGTGGAGCAGTCTGGTAGCTCGTCGGGCTCATAACCCGAAGGTCGGTGGTTCGAATCCATCCTCTGTATCCATCAGCGATTTGCCCTGGATGGAGCAAATCGTGGCTCTCGACACCCGACAAGTCAGAGCCTAGCACGGCTGGAAGTGCGAACAGTTTCCCAGTAGCTTCTGACAGGTCTGTACTCAACAGCCTGTTTCCAGAAATCCAACGAAAGGAGCGTTTATGCTAGTTAGAATCTGTTGCCCTTGTATCAGGCAGAATCCCATCTATAAGAACGTCCGCTGCAACCGCTATCTTGGCGAAGTAGACGGACGATACCATTTCAAGTGCGACAGATGCAAGGGCGTTATCGAAGGAGACACAAGGGAAGGATGGGTAAAAATTATCCATCCACCGGAAAAGTAAATAGCTTTTGAAGCGCAGTTTTGGCGCAGTGAGATAGACCTTAACAGGTTTGTCTTGCTGCGCTTTTTATTTTGCCGGAAAGGAGGAAAACATGGCTGAGTATCAGATAGTTGTTGACGGCTTTTTGAATGAGCCGCTGACCGGACGCAGACCGATTGAAACGCCGGAGACGGAAATCAATCAAGCAAACGTGCTGAAAGTGGTCACTGGCAAGGCAGAGCCTATTCATCTGCTGAACAAGAACGAGATTCGCTTTCTACACAACTACTATTTGGGTAGTCAGCCTGTCCTCAATCGCACGAAGGAGTATCACGCTGAAATTACCAATCGCATTGTAGAGAACCACGCCAATGAGTGCGTGGGCTTCTACACAGGCTACATGAGCGGCACTCCCTGCTCTTATGTGCGGTCTGAAACGGCAACAGGTGACGGTGAGGAAATCGCCCGCCTGTCCAACGCTTTGCAGTATGAGGGCAAAGATGCGCTTGATCGGCGGCTCTGGCAGTGGATGCTGGAGTGCGGACAGGGATACCGCATTGTTCTCCCTGATAAGGGGTACAACGGCAACTACCCGGACGAAACGCCCCTACTGGTGGATGTTCCCGACCCGGATATGGCGTATGTGATTTACAACTCCGGCATCGGTCACAAGCCCATCGCTAACATTCTGCACATCCCACGCAATTATCAGAATGACCTGAACGACCTAATTTGCGTGTATACACCAAACCAGTACTTTGAAATCGACAACGGCAAGGTTACGAAATCGGAGAACCATTCTCTTGGAATGCTGCCGATGGTCGAATACAAGCTGAACCCGGAGCGAATGGGTTTGTTTGAACCGGCTATCCCTGTGCTGGATGCCATCAACGACCTTGAAAGCAACCGTTTGGACGGCGTGGCGCAATTCATCCAATCCATCATGGTGTTTACCAACTGCCTTGTGGACAAGGACGCTCTCGACCAAGTGAAGGAACTTGGCGCAATGTGCCTGAAATCCACTTCTGGTCTGCCCGCTTCTGTGTCGCAGATTGCAAACGAGCTTGACCAGCAGCAGAGCCAGACCTTGCTTGATTCTATGCTGAACGTGTACCGCAGTCTGACTGCCATGCCTAGTGCCACTGGAAGCGAGAACGCGACATCTGACAACGTGGGCGCAGTCATTGTCCGTAATGGCTGGAATCACACCGAAGCAAGGGCGCAGCAGTACGAGAATATGTTCAAGCATGCTGAGCGTCAGAGCCTGTCTGTAATGCTGAAAATCTTGCGTGATACGGCTGGTTCTAAGCTGATGGCAAGTGACATCAACATCAAGCTGCCCCGCCGCCAGTATGACAACCAGCAGAGCAAGGTTCAGATTTTTGCGCAGATGATTCAGCAGCCGATTGACCCGCAGTTGGCGTTCACTACGCCCGGTCTGTTCCCTGACCCGCAGGCTGCTTACGAAATGAGCAAGCCTTTCCTGATTGCCGCTGGCAAGCTGGGTAAGGATGGGAAAGCACCGAAGCCACAGGAACAGCCTAAACAGGATGTTGCCGACACAAATGCCGAGAACATGGCAGACAAACAGTCTACCGATACCAATAAAGAAACAGAGGGTGAATAATCCTTTGCTATAAATACGGCAGGGAAGCCGGGATACAAATTTCGCAGCGTTGCAGGGAAGCAACGGTAAAAAAACGCAGGAGGAAATTAACGATATGAACTACAAAGCGTTACTTGGTGATGCCTACAAAGAGGGCATGACCGCCGATGAAATCATTTCTGCGCTTGAAAAAGTTGCAGACCCTAGCGCAGAGGTCGAGAAGCTGCGCAACGCCGTGACAAAAGCCAATGGCGAAGCTGCTGAGTACAAGAAGCAGCTCAAGGCAAAGCGCACCGATGACGAGAATGCTGCACAGGAACAGGCTGACAAGCTGGCAGAGATGCAGAAGCAGATTGAAGCCTTGACTGCCGACAAGGAAAACCTCGTCAAGGAAAAGACCCTTGCATCTTACCGTGAGAAGTTCGTTTCACAGGGTTATGACGCTGAACTTGCCAACAAGGCTGCGTCTGCACTGGCTGACGGTGACATGGACAAGGTGTTTAAGTTCCAGTCGGAATTTATGACCGCCCACGACACCGCTTACAAGGCTTCTCTGCTGAAGGATATGCCCACACCTCCGGGTGCGGATGGCAAGGGCGGTTCTGACAGTGAGGGCGTGGCGTTTGCTAAGAGCCTTGCACAGCAGAACGCAAATGCTTCTAAGGCATCGAGTGACGCAATGAGTGCTTTCCATTAACAAGGAGGAAAACATGAAGTTTACCCGAAACACGGTCAACGGAATCAACGATACCATCCTTGCTTCCAATGACTACACCGCCATCCCCTTTACCGTGACCGAAGCTGCTGCGGTTAAGGCTGGCTATCCCATGACGCTGGCTGGCAAGAAGGCAACTTCTGCCACCGCAGACGGCATTCTGTTGTATGACGTTGACCCGGCAGAGAACCCCAATGCTTCCCTGCTGATTCGTGGCGTTATCGACACCAAAAAGGCTGCCGCAAGCTCTGGCTTCACCTATGATTCTGATGCGGTTACTGCGCTCAAGACTGCCATTCCTGGCATCTTCTGCCGTGACAACATCAGCGTGAACGCTTAATAGGAGGTAAAACAACATGGCACTGAATCTTAAGGAAGTCTTTGCCCCGGCTGCGATTGCCGCCTATTGGACGAATGACCCTACCAACGCGATGCCCTTTGCATCTGATGCACTGTTTCCCGCCAAGAAGAAGGCCGGTCTCGACCTGAAGTGGCTGCGTGGTCACAAGGGCGTTGGCGTTTCCCTGATGCCCAGCGCATTTGACGCAAAGGCTACGTTCCGCACCCGTGAGGGCTTCAAGTTCGATGAGACCGAGATGCCGTTCTTCCGCGAGGGCTACCATCTGGGCGAGAAAGACCGTCAGGAAATCCTGCGTGTTCTGGACAGCAACGACCCCTATGCCCGTGATGTGATGAACCGTCTGTACGATGACACCGCACAGCTTATCACTGGCGCTCGTATCGTTCCTGAGCGCATGATCTGGCAGCTGCTGGCTCCCGCCAATGGCGTTCCGGGCATCACCATCAAGGCAAACGGCGTGAACTACACCTACAACTACGACCCGGACGGCACTTGGAAGTCCACCAACTACAAGGAAGTCTCTGTCGCAAAGTCCAAGTGGAACGTCGCCACCGCCACCCCCATTGCTGACCTGAACGCTGCAAAGGATGCTGTTCTGGCAAGCGTTGGCGAGGTTGTGACTGAGGTGTACATGAACACCGCCACCTTCCGCAACATGATTGCTGCGGACGAGGTGAAGAATCGGTTTATGACTGTCACCGCAAAGGCAAACGCCGTTCTGCTGGATGCCGAAGCACGGCAGATTGTCGAATCTGCAACCGGTCTGACCATCCATCTGTACGACAAGATGTTCAAGGCAGACCAGTACAGCGCAAGCGAGAAGTATCTGCCCGATGGCATGGTGGTGGTTGCTCCTTCTGGCGCTCTGGGCAGCACTTGGTACGGCACTACTCCTGAGGAAGCCGACCTGCTGTCCGGTCAGTCTGGTGCATCCGTGTCCATCGTGAACACTGGCGTTGCCATCACCACTGAGCTGACCGTTCACCCGGTCAACGCCAACGTCTATGCTTCTGAAATCGTCCTGCCGTCCTTTGAGCGCATGGACGCTGTGTACTGCATCAAGGCTTACTAAGGCGAAAGGAGGAAAGCAGCATGGGAGACCAGTATTCCGAAGCGGCAGTCAAACTGGGGCAGTACATCTCCCCTGCGCTTGACCGTGAAATCACGGACGAGGACTACCCACTCTTCGACCTGCTGCTTGATTTCGCCAAAGACAAGATATTTGCACAGGGCTACCCCTTCGGCAACAGACCGGACGAGCTGCCCTTGCAGTATCAGTCGTTGCAGATACGCATTGCAGCGGAACTGTATAACCACATCGGCGCAAACGGACAGACGAGCTACACCAACAACGGCATTACTCGTGTGTGGGAAAGCTCCGATGTGGCACAATCCCTGCTAAATGAAGTGGTTCCGAGAGTAGGTGTTATCGGCTGATGTTCAATGGAAGCCCGCTGGATAAACGCCCGCTGTGGTATTCGAACCCTGTTGGCGAAAAAACGCCTGTTGTGGACGAGTGGGGAAACGAGACTGGCGAATCCGCATACGAATCGTGGAGCGAACCCGCAAAGCTGATGCTGAATGTCAGTCCTCCTACTGGTTCTGCGGAAGCAAACCCTTTTGGAGCGTTCACGGATTACAGCTACGTTGTTAGTTCGTCCAGCAAAAAGCGCAACACACCGCTTTATGAAGGTACGCACGTCTGGTTTCAGACAGACGTTTCAAAGCCATTCAATTACACTGTGGTCAAGGTCGCAGAGCATATCACGGATACGCTGTATGCGCTGAAAGAGGTGGCTGCAAGTGAAAATTAAAGTGAGGTTGAGCGATGCCAGACTTCGTGATGCGGAACGTCAGATACAGGAGTACAAGACCACCCTGAACAAAAAGGCGCAGGAATTTGCAAAGGCGCTAGCGCAAAAAGGCATTGACGTTGCGACTGTACGGTTTGCTAACGCACAGTATGCTGGCGACAATGACGTAACAGTTGAGCACGACCCGGTACAAACGCCAAATGGCTTTGCAATCGTAGCGCACGGAAAGGCAGTTGCGTTCATCGAGTTTGGCACTGGCGTTATGCACTCTGCTTATGGCGGTGAACTTCCTGACGGCGTTGGTGAACACGGAACATACGGAAAAGGCAACGGACAGCACAAGCGCTGGTACTACTACGGTGAATCTGGCAATGCTGGCACTCCTGTTAAGGAAGTGGACGGCAAAGGTCAGTTGAATTACACCGACGGCAACGAGCCAGCTATGGCTATGTGGGGGGCTGTTGAGGAAATGGCTTCTCAGGTCGAAGCAACGTGGAGGGAGGTTTGGAATAGTTGATTGATTATTTCAATTCTATCTTCACGGCCGTTGCTAAGGAGCTGCGAAAGCAAGTTCCCGGCATTTTCGTTACTGGTGAAATCAACGACAGCAACGTCAAGAAGTTTCCGTGTGTGCAGATAGAGGAAAACAGCAATCTTCCTGTGCACATTGATTCTGCTGGTCACAGCAAGTACGCTGCCGTTTCCCTGCGCGTGCGGATCTACTCTAACAAGAACACCGGACGCATTGCAGAAGCACGTTCCATCGTTGGCATCGTGGATTCTGTTCTTGAACCGCTTAAATTTTATCGCAAATCGTTTGCCCCGTTGAATGGGCTGTACAACAATTCCGTCTATCGGATTGATTGCAGCTACGGGGCAACAATCGGAGAGGACGGAATGATTTACCGAAACTAAGGAGGTAAACATTCTATGAGTACTGCTATCTCCGGTCTGAATACCACCCTGTATTGTGGCGACAGCGCAACCGCTCTGACGAAGCTGTGCGACATCAAGGATGTGCCTGACCTGATCTCCGAGCCTAACCTTCTGGATGCCACTACCTTGTCTGACCCCATGCAGGTCAACATCTTTGGCATTATCCAGAGCGACACCAAGTCTTTCACCGCCAACTACAACAAGGCTGACTATACGAAGGTCAAAGCAGCTGGCTATGATGAGACTTCCGAGAGCAACGCTGTGAAGTACTACGCCCTGAAGATGCAGGACGGCTCCGGCTTCACTTGGCAGGGTATGCATCAGGTTGGCTTGTCCGGCTTTGGCGTAGACGAGGTTGTGGAAATGACCATCAACTGCATCTTCACTAAGAAGCCTGAGTTCAGCGAGACCCTGACCGTCACTGGCGGCTAAACCGCAAAAATCGAATCAATCAAACCGGGCAGAACTGAACAACAGATTTGGTTCTGCCCCTATTTATAAAGGAGAGCATTTATTATGGCTGCTAAGGTTATCAACTTTCATTCCCCCGATGGCAAGAACACTTACGAGCTGACATTCACCCGTGACAGCGTGGAAGCCACCGAGCGTGCAGGTTTTCAGATTGGCCAGTACACCCAGATGACCAATCTGCTGTCTAACTCTCGTGCCCTGTTCTACGGCGCTTTCATCGCACGGAACAAGGGCATTAAGCGCAAGGTCGTGGACGAAATGTTCCAGCACATCGAGGATAAGGAAGACCTGATGGGCGTTCTGCTTGAGATGTTCATGGACGCTTCTAAGTCTCTGCTGGCAACTGACACTGAGGACAAGACCGCAAAAAACGCAACGTGGGAGATTGTGTAACCGCACAATCTCAGGAAACAGACGGAGAGGGAGAGCCATTCTCTTTCTCTAAGCTGTTCCACGATGTAGAAGCCTATTACATCTCCATCGGCATGACCTACGACCAGTTCTGGTACGGCGATGTCTGGCTGGCGAAAGTTTACCGTGACGCAGAGGAGCTGCGGGAACGCAGAGCCAATGCTGAAGCGTGGAGAAACGGCTTTTACATGGCATCTGCGCTTTCCTCTACGGTTGGCAATATGTTCCGAAAGAAAGGGTCTAAGCCGATCAAGTACATGGATAGACCACTTCCCCTTACTCAAAAGGAGAAAGACGAGTATGAATACCAACGCGCAGTTGAGGCGCAGGAGCGAATCAAGAGAATGATGTTCTCTATGATGGAAAGTGATGGTGGTAGTGATGGCTGATGTTGATATTACGAGCTTATCCGTAGAGATTTCTGCGGAATCGCATGGCGCAGAGCTTAACATCAATAAATTGGCTAACGCTATCGCCAATCTTCGTTCTAAGGGCAATGTTTCTGCCGTCTGCGATGGCCTTGATAAACTAGCCGGTTCTATCGCTGGGCTGAAGTCTGCATCCAAAGGCATTGGTTCTATTTTTAAGAACATCGAAAAGATGTCAAACATTGATGTTTCTGGAATTGATTTTACTGGTTTAAGCGCAAAGCTGGAATCGTTGAAAAGCGAATTACAGCCCTTGCAGAACCTTGATGCTTCTGGATTAAAAGCAGTTGGCAGTGCAATGAACGCCATTGCTAAAATCCCATCTATCAATGATAAGTTGGATGCAGACACGCTCAATAAGTTCAAGACTGCTTGTGATAGCATCTCCACCTCGCTCACTCCCCTTGCATCTCAACTGGATAAGGTGGGCAACGCTTTTGCGAAGCTCCCTCCGCAGTTGAGCAAAGTTGTGACACAGGCTAACCGTGTGACCGCAGCCAACGAAAAGCAGCGCAAGAGCTATCTCAGCCTGTCCAATCAGATGAACGGCTTTATGCGGAACATGGCAAAGCTGGTTTCGTTGAAAGCTATCGCTGAGTATCTTGGCAACGCTGTTGCGAAGTTTAACGACTTTTATGAAGCAACAGACCTGTTTCATAATGCTATGGGCAATCTGAGCGGTGAAGCCGATACGCTCATTAGCAAGATGCAGGGCTTGCTTGGCGTTGACCCGACCAAAGCAATGACCTACATGGCTACCATCCAGAGTTTGGGTACTTCGTTTGGTCTGACCAGCGACAAAGCATACATTTTGTCTAAGAACCTGACTCAGCTTGCCTACGATGAAGGTTCCTATTGGAACAAGGACGTTGCTGAAACCTTTACTGCAATGTCCTCCGCGATCTCTGGTGAGATTGAGCCTATTCGCCGTTTGGGCGTTGACTTGTCTCAGGCACGGTTACAGCAGGAACTTCTTGCTTTGGGCTTTAACAAACAGGTTTCCAGTCTGTCTCAGGCAGATAAGGCGGTTCTGCGTTACATTGCCATTATGAAGCAGACTGCCAACGTGCAGGGCAACCTTGCACAGACCATCCAGAGCCCTGCGAACCAGATTAAGATTCTGAAAGCCCAGCTGGATATGTTGGCAAAGTCTGTTGGCTCTTTGCTCTACCCTGCCCTGAAATCCATTCTTCCTCCACTGATTGCCGCCGTGCAGCTCATTCGAGAGTTTGTTGAATGGGTGGCAAAGCTGATGGGCGTGAAGGTCGTGTTTACTGATTTCACTAAGAGTGCTGACAGCGTTGGTGGCATCGGTGACGCAATGGATGACACGGCCGATTCGACAAAGAAAGCCGCCAAAGCCCTCAAGGACTACACGATGGGCTTTGATGAACTGAACATCATTGACCCCACACAGGGAAGTTCTGGTTCTGGCAGCGGCGCATCTGCTGGAAACATCTTGGGCGATGTAGACCTGTCCGGCTACGATATGTTCAAGCAGTACAATGAAGAGTTCGCAAAGCAGATCGATGCTATTAAGCAGAAAATCAAGGATATGCTCCCCATCATCGGCGCTGTCACTGCTGCGCTTGCATTGTGGAAAATTGTTGATTTTTTGACAGATGTTGCGACCGCAATCTCCAAAATGACTGACTTGCAAAAGCTGGCTCTTTCAATTGCGACTGTTGTTATTGAAGCTTCGTTGGTATTTAGCTTTGCCAAAGGTTACGCTTCTACTGGAAACCCTCTTGAGCTTTTAGGTGAAGTGGTGTCTGCTGCGTTTGGTTCTTTTGTTCTTTGGCGCACAATGGGCGCGGATGGCATTACGTTTGGCATGGGTATCGCTTTTGTGGCAAGCCTTGCAGGTCTTACTTATGCGCTTGGTACCGGCGAAGCCAATCTTGGCGATGCAAGCACATGGATTCAGGCTGCTTTAACAACGGCATTCGGCTCTATTACTGGTATCACACTACTTACCAATCTTGGGGTAGCCACTGGTACAGCCGCAACGCTTTCTATCGGTCTTGCAGGCCTTATTACCTTTGCGGGAATTACATTCTCTCTTGGCGAAAAGCTGAAAGAATTTCCGGTTCTTGATACCATTATTGCTGCTTTGATGGGAATTTTTGGCGGCGTTGCTGGTGCTGGCGTTGCATTGCTTGTCGGTGCAAGCCTTCCTGTTGCTGGAGCCGTTGCCGCTGCTGGTGTCGGTATTGGCCTTGTTCTTCACTGGGCTGGTATCAAATGGGGCGCTAAAGAGAGCGGTGAAAAAACAGATGCTGCTGCAGAAGCCGACATTAAAATGCATTATGTCGAAAATGTTTTTGAGCAGCGCATTGAAGCCATCAAGCAAATTATCGTTACCAAGTGGAATGCGGCCATTGATTTTATGACTTCTCTTCCCGGAAAGGTTGGAGATGTCATAAATAGCATTGGCGAGTGGTTCAGCTCTCTTCCTGAAAAAATCGGCTATGCCCTTGGATTTGCCGTCGGCAAAATCGGGGAGTGGGTTGGAAACATGGTCGTTACTGTAACAACCGAAGTTCCAAAAATCGTTTCGTCTGTTGTTAAGTTTTTTGAAGAACTGCCGGGAAATATTTGGACTGCAATTCTCAAAGCTCTTGACGTTATTTCTAAATGGCGGGAGCGCATGATAGCTTTCGTTGTTATTGAAGTTCCAAAAATCATTTCGTCTATTGTCGGTGAGTTCAAAAAGCTTCCTGACGAATTGAGAAAGCTTGGCAAATTCATCTGGGATGGCCTAATCAACGGCCTAAAAGATGCATGGAGTACCGTTACAAATGGTATTAAGAGCTTCACTGATGGTTTTGTCAATGGCTTCAAAGATGCGCTTGAAATTCATTCTCCTTCGCAAGTGTTTCACCAAATCGGCGTTTATGTCGATCAAGGCCTTGCAAACGGTATCACTGGTTCTCTCGGTTATGTCAACGATGCTATGAATAAACTCGTAGACGCCACCAAGCTCAAGGGCGAAGAGATGGCGAACTATGGCATTGACTGCGGCACAAGCTACGTCAACGGCATCATTTCCGGGCTAGACTCTAAGTGGGCAGAACTCGATAACAACCTCAAGACCAACTTCTTCGGTACGGTGCAAACTTTCATTCAGGCTGCGCAGAGTGGCGATTGGAAAACGGTCGGCACTACCATTGCCGCTGGCATTTGGGGCGCTATGGGCGATGAGCAGCGTAAACGCGCCAAGTCCGTTGCAAGCGACCTTGTAAGCAGACTAAGCAAAGAATTGAAAAGCCAAGCTTCTTCTCTGCTAAACACCGCTGCTACCATTGGGAAAAATCTGGTGAACAATCTGACCCAAAACTTTGGAAAGGTTTCCACTGAAACTCAGACGATGCTTTCCGGCATTACGCAGGCTTTCGGAAACGTGAAGTCTCCTCTCGCAACGGCAGCTAAAGCCATCAGTGCGGCGCTCTCTGGTGGTTTACTCAGCTCTTTCCCGACGATTTTTGCCGGGTTTGCAAGTCTGGTAAGCACCATCGGAACCGCAGTGGCAGGAATGCTTTCTGCTGTGGGTGCTGCCCTCAGTGCTACGATTTTTGGCATTCCAGCTGGCATCGTGGCCCTTGCCGCCGCCGCAACCCTTGGAGTTGCGATTGCTGGCATCGTGTCGAAACTTGGCGGCAGCCGGTCTACCGGCAGTTACAGCGATACATCTCAGTACGTCGGAAGCTCCAGTTATAATTCCTCGACGTCCAGCTCTTCCTATAGTGGCACTTATTCTGCCGCAAGTGGAAACTCCGAAGAGATGAGAGATGCTGTGTACAACGGCTGCTACAATGCATTCCTCGACATCTGGCAGCGGTATGGAGAGGAAATCTCTGATGGAAGAGATGTAAGAGTGTACCTTGATAGCAAGCAGCTCACCGCTTCTGTTGAAAAGACCCAGAAAGAACGTGGCGTGTCTATTATGGGTACCGAAGTTTATTCCTATTAAGAAAGGATGGTTCAGATGGCCAATATTCCTGCACTGGTTACGGTGAATGGCGTAGAGCTGCCGGAACCATCCTCTTATGAGGGAACGACTAGCACGATCGTGGACTCTGGACGAAATGTTCAGGGTAAAGTTGTTGGCGCTGTCGTGCGGCATGATGTAGCAAAAGTCTCCATGTCATGGAACTACCTCACTGCGCGGCAGTGGGCCGACATCTTGAGCCTTTTCACTACAAATTTTTACTGCACCGTTAAGTTTTACAATCAAGCCACAGCCGGTTATACCACCCGTCAGATGTATGTCTCCGACCGCACCGGCGGCATGTGGCGTAGAGGGCCGAAAACCGGTGGTGTGATGGGGTGGATAGGGTGCAAACTTTCTCTTGTGGAGGTATGATACATGGTTGAAGTCTCCGATAAGTGGAAAGAGAAATTTAATGAAACCCTCGTCCCGGAATCTTTTGTGGAGATTACCTGCGGAATCACTGAGCCAGGCATCAATAAAAAAGCTACCATCGTCACGTCATCGGCAGCCCCGTTCTCCACCTTTCATAATATTGCACTTTCTGATAACGCTTCCATTTCGAGGTATTCTACAGGAGAGCCCAATCTTACTGTTCTTGATGGAAGCTGTAGCATCGTCCCTTCTTCTCCTCCGTATGGAACTACTGGTTTTTTGAGTGCCGAGATTTTTGACGATTCAAACCATCCTGTTATCCGGCTTGAACTTCCAAGTGAAAACAAGTCCTCCGTTCCTGGCGTTTCGATTTGCTGGTCTACAGTATTCGGGGAGTACGCCACGGATTTTTCGGTCAGCGCATACCTTGGAACTAGCAAGCTAAAAACTGTGACCGTGAACGGAAACAAATCCGTCCGTTCTGATGTTGAGGCTGAGCTTTCCGGGTTTGATGCCGTAGAGATTGAAGTTCTAAAGTGGTGTCTCCCCGACCGAAGAGTAAGGATCGAGCAAGTGAAAATCGGAAGGTATCTGGTATTTGACAAGACCAAAATCTTGTCTTACAGCCATTCTTCTGCCAGAGACCCTATCTCCGGGCAGCTTTCTCAGGAGTCGATTTCCTTTAGCCTCGACAACAGCGACCGCACATGGGACTCCGTAAACCCTCAAGGAATTTACAAGTACATCTATGAGCGCCAGCCTGTCACTGTTCGTTATGGAATGGATGTTGACGGGAAGACCGAATGGGTGAGCGGAGGAATGTTCTTCCTGTCAGAGTGGAGCGTCCCTGCCAACAGCATTGAGGCATCCTTTCAGGCGCGAGACGCTTTCCTGTATCTATCCAGCACGAAGTACACCGGAAGAAAATACGGCACGCTCTATGAGATGTGCTACGATGCTTTGGAGCTGTTGGAAGCGGATGAAATTACCTTTGATATTTCGGATGAACTGAAAAATTACTCCACCGACATTACAAGCGATGAGTCTACTTATCACAATTCTGATATTTTGCAGCTTGCGGCCAATGCGGCTGGAATGGCTCTGTACCAGACCCGTGATGGCGTGATAAAAATCAACCGAGTCTACGGCTCCGATGCCTCCAACCCCGTGTTGGACATTCCAGTACTGAACAATTATTCTTGGCCGGAAATCACCTTTGCCCAGAATATGCTTAACGTAGTGACCACCGTAGGAAATGCCACCTACGCTTATCCTGAAAATCCTTCGGGCAAAGGCGTGAGCCAGACTCTGAGCAATGTTATGCTCACAAAGGACATCCTTGCAAAATCCAGGAACGCCCTTACGGAGTCTTATGGAGTCCTTTCTAACCGCCGCAAGGCTTCTCTCACATATCGGGCAAGCCCTACTATTGACGCCCTTGATATGGTAAAGATTCACCATCAGTTCAATTACGATGCTGTCTTGCTGGCGACCAATGTAAAGTACACTTTCAATGGGTGTTTCAAAGGTACTGTAGAGGGGTACATGATGGCAGATGCTCAGGCTATGTCTCTTGACCATACCAGCGAACAGCTCGATTGGGGCGAGTCCGTTATTTTGTCTGCTACCCTCTCCCCTGCTTCTATTGACTCTCCTAAAATCAACTGGGCAGCTTCTCCCGAAGGAATCGTTTCCCTTCACGTTCTGACGAATGCAGAAGGAAAGTCCACCTGCCAAGTCAAGTGGAATTCTCCGGGCAAGGCTGTTGTCACAGCCTCGGCAGGCGGCGTCTCCGCAGAATGCTCCTTCGCTACGGCAGCGTACAATCTGTTTGATGTTGCAGAGGGCAGCACCGTCCTTATGGATGAAGGCAGTAGCGTGGCTGAGTTCATCGTTGCAAAGCATGACTACGAAAGCGAGCTGAATGGAGCCGGGCGAACTCTTCTGGTTCGAAAACACTACGCAGCCATCATGGCTTGGAGCTCTACATGGTCTACTTACGCCAGCAGCAGCGTAAACAGCTGGCTCAACGGAGAGTACTTCAACTCGTTCAGCTCCGCCCAGAAGCAAGCTATCGACAAGACGACTATCTATTATACTCCCGGTTTTTCTGACTCTTATTGCAATTCTGGCAGTAGCAAAGTGACTACGATGGCAAAAAGCATTTTTCTGCTTTCTCACCACGAGTTTGGATACGACACGGAAGGCTCTGATGCTCCGAATTGGACAACTAGCAGCCCGAGCTATAAGCACAACGAGGGCACTCCCCTGCAAAATGCATCTGGAATCCTGAAAACGATGCTTGCCTCTGACATGGAGGGCTCCAGCAGAGGACGATCTATTTGGACGAGAACTCCTTACCTGTACTCGCTTCAGATGCTTCGTGATATTGCTGGCACAAGTTCAAGTGCAAACAAGTACTGGCGACCTCTGTTGGTCAGCAAACTTGTAAATGCATACGCCGTGTATGATTCTACGTTACAAGTGAATACCAACGCAGAGACGATTTCTTACGCTACGAATGACGATTCCCCCCGTAAGTATGATAATGTTGTTCACCCTGCATTTACCGTCCCAAAGTCTCTTGCTATTGACGCTGACGGCAAACTGATTTTTTAAGAGGTGAAGTATGGCAACGTGGATTACAGACCGCACACAGGCAGATATTGACCGTGTAAAAGAGCTAACAGCCAAAGCCAGAACCGGCACATGGACAGAAGAGGAGCAGCAAGAATGGGCTTCTGGCATGAAAGGTGCGCTCAGCTACACCGATTACAACCGCATTGAAAACGGAATCAAAGAACTTGCTGAAATCGTTGGCGCATCTTATTCTGCAAGGATTGTACAGCAAAACATTCAAGTTGTTACTGCGAAAAATGAAAGCGGCGACATTCCCGCGTGGGACACTTATCCCGCCAAGTACGAGTTCTTCATGCCGCTGACTGCCAAGAAAGCGGGCCTGCTGCTCCGCTCGCTGGAATTCCGCGTCAAGGGCTATGTGCCGGGTACGATGCGCACCGTCCTGCGCAAATACGGCTCCACGACCGCCCTAGTGGACAAGTTCACAGACATTATCCGCGGCTACAACGACGTGGCGCTGGACATGGACGATTTCCCGCTGGAAAAGGGCGTCGAATACCAGCTTTATTTCGCCGCCTCCAACAACTTCTACCCGCCCTCTGTCGAGCCCTCGTGGGTCGTCGCAAACGACTACGTCAACATTACAAATGGAAGCGCTTATTACGGCGACGACAGCAAGCTTATTTTTTCAGGAACAATCGGTTTAACCGTGCCTGTGGAAGCTGGTTGGACAATCAATGATTATCTGACCATTGCGGATGCCACTCGGTGGATTGATAACGTGAAAGCCATTCGCTCCAAATGCAGCGGCAAAAGTTCTACCCCGGGAGTTCCCGAGGCGCTGAGTTATCATTTTGCGGTTATCAACCAAATAGAAAAAGTTTTGTCTGACATTGAAGCGATGGCAAAGGACCATTTACTTTATTGTTCAGATACAATATGCGGAGGTGAACCCTATTATGCACTTTGTTGACCGAAAGGCAAAATATCCCGGGCGTTGGACTATGATGAAATCTGACGGAACATCAGAAATCATCACTTTGATTCGTAATGATGAACCTGTTGTCGATGGCACTCCAATGAACGCCGACACCCTCAACACTCTAAGCGATGTTGCAGGGGCTGACATTGCAAGGGAAAAGGCTGAGGCCGCCGCAACCGTTGCGTCAACCGCAAAAGACGCTGCTGAATTAGCCGCAAACTCTTCGGAAGAAAGCAAAGACGCTGCGGCGAAGAGTGAAGCTGCGGCGAAGCAGTATGCGGACAATGCAGCGGCTAT